TTTTGTAGCTCCACCTCCTCCACCGCCTCCACCACCGCCCCCTCCCCCTACACCGTATGACGGAAATGCAGATTTCCCAGAAATACTATTACCACCTCCGCCTCCACCACCACCGCCTCCACCACCTCCCCGTGAACCTCCACCATCTAGACCTCAACCAAGAAGTCCAGTCATGGGAATGGATTGGATATTGGGAGTCTGTGGACCAACAGACAGATTCAATAGACCTTGGATATCTCCTGATGTTCAATCTGAAATCAGAGATATACAGAAACCCATTGAAAAACCAATGGGAGGAATTAATGTTTCAGGTATAACAAGTTATGTAAGTATTCTCTTCAATAAGAGAAATTTTAAATAAGATTAATTGAAGAACTTATCAATAATTTTGGTAAGTTCTTCTTTTCTTTTTAATAGCTTGTTGTATTCTTTTTGGGATTCACGGCCATCGGTTTCCAGTCTACCGATTCTGTATTGTACATTTCCAAATTCATAAACCACTTCTTCCATATTTGAATTGGAAATGTTAGAAAGATCTTCAGTATCGATACCAAACAATGCTGCAGTTATCTTTTTATCCATACTATATTCTACACTATATACTTGACAAGTCAATATTTTATGTTAGACTATTATTGTTGCGAATGTAACTCAGTGGTAGAGTCTCGGTTTTCCAAACCGATGGTCGTGGGTTCGAATCCCATCGTTCGCTTTTGACAATTAAAGACTATAAAACTGTATAGGGATAACTGATACCCTAGCAGTAATCAGAGGTGGGGCGCGGAATACCTTAGAAGAACGCGCAGGGCTAGTACTATACTTCCCAGACCTTGATCAGGGCTGGAAAAAGGATTCAATGCCCGACTTTAGCGAGTTTACTCAAGCGGTCAACGAGGGCAGACTGTAAATCTGCTGGCATTGCCTACGAAGGTTCGAATCCTTCAGCTCGCATTTGGAAAATTAGATGAATTCAGAAAAAGAATATATTAGTAAATTAAATTTACCAGAATATCCAGATATTTTAAAAATAGATTTACCATCTCGTAAAAGAGAATGGATGGATGTCAATAATGGTCACGCATATAAATGCCTTCCTTTAAATGTTGCAAATGGATTTGGGTGGAATATATTATGCCCAATTACTTTTGATGCAACATGGAATGAAAACTTAAGACCAGAAAATTCAATAGAATTTAATTTTTTTCCAGAAGATAATACTTCGACTACAGAATATATTTTGAATCATAAATTAATATCATCCCACTTTGGGAATGGTATAATTACATTTTCTGGAATGAATTACATTCTAAGAACTTCAAAAAATAACAATATTTTTGTAAAGGGACCAACAAATTATTTTAAGCATGGAGCGCAAGCTCTTGAAGCTGTAATTGAAACTGATTGGATTCCATATAATTTTACTTTAAACTGGAAGATTACAAAACCAAATGAAAAAGTAGAATTTAAAAAAAATGAACCTATTGCAACTTTTTTCCCTATTCCAAGAAATTACTTGGAAAATTTTGAGACTAAAGAAGAAAATCTAGAAATTACAGATGATCTTTATTTAGAGCACCGCAAATGGGTTGAGAAAAGAAATGAAACACAAAAAGAAAATAAGACACATAATTTTTATACTCGTGGTATAGAAAATATTGATGAAAATAAGTTGTTTGACAATCATCAACGTGCTATAATAGGATGTCCATTTAAATTTTTTAAGAAAGACAAAACAGATGAGTGAAACAACTTTTCAAGCTAAAACATTTGATAATTTTATTTCTCCAGAAGAAGTTACAAAACTATTAAATTTTTGTAAAACAACAGATATATGGAGACCTGTTCCCGACAGTTTTTGGGATAAGCGAGTAATTAATTATTATGTTTCTACACCAGAAATTAAAAATATTTTGGAATCTTTGGTTATTCGTATACAAGATATAATCATTAAAGAATATCAGTTAGACAAGCCAGTTTATCCTGACACTGTAGATGTTGTAAGATGGTTTGAAGGAATGAGCCAGGATCCACATTGTGATGATATGTCTAATGTTGTTGGTTGGAATGATAAAATGAAAAATCGTCATTTTGGTTGCGTTGTTTATTTAAATGATGATTATGAAGGCGGCAGAACTTATTATCCAAATCATAATTTTGAAATTGAACCAAAAAGTGGAAGAGTCGCTATTCATCTCGGTGATTGCAACCATATGCATGGAGTTACACCTGTATCCAAAAATATTAGATATACTGTAGCAAGTTTCTGGTCTTTTAACAAGGAAGAAGCCGTTCAAGGTATTAATTATAAAGCTTAAATACTTTTGGTATTGTTGATATTGGATTGAAATGCGTACAAGACGGGGGTTCGAATCCCCCCGACTCCATTAGCCTAAGTCAGAGAATCTGCAATCTTCTGAAAACGGCGAGCCAAGTCCTCGTAGCAGCGGGGCATTTCCCGAAGTCCTAGGCTTCGGGTCACCGGGGTCGAAAGGAATAGATTGGCGCAAAGTAATGAAGAAGGAGATACCCGACACGGGTAACAAGTGTCGTAAATAAACAGTTGCAAAAAATAATTGCTAACGAATTAGCAATGGCTGCTTAAAGCAGTGGGGTTCGCCCGGTTTCCCGCATCTGAAAACCGGGCTTTTTTATTGTCTAAATATTTTTATGAATTTGAAAGAAAATTTAGAAAAATTACAATGTGCCAAACTACAAGCCGAAAAACAAAATCTTGTAGAGCAATTTGAATTACTTAAAAAAATAAATGTTAATAATTTTTTAAGTGAATCACCAATGAGCGCCCAAATGGGTTCTTTTTCTGGACAGCAAAGCCCAATGATGTCCCAGCAAGGAACTTCACCACAACAAATGAGAAGTAAACGCGGTGGCAAAAATGCCATGCCAATGATGGGACCAGAAGAAACACCTTTAGCACCCGGACAAGATCCAAGAACAGGATTTACCGTACAGGCTCAATATGGTATTCCTGATCCTGAAATGGCAATGATCAAGAAAGATGGCGTTCAAGCACTCAAAAAAGCAGAACAAGGACAAAATCCATTAAATCAGCAATATAATTTGGCTATGGCTCAGCAAGGCTTTGCATTGACCCCAGATTGGGCACAAGCACAACAATATTATATGGATCAATACTATGATGATCCAAACGTCCCAGGAAGACAAACTGCAGATAAGCCATCTTGGCAAAACTTACAAACAGCTCTTTCTAACTATGTTGGCAGCGAAGTAAATGAATTAATACGCAAACAAAGAATGCTAGGATAATAAAATGAATAAAAAAGACTACACCGATCAATATTATAAGCATTTATATGAAAAGCTCAGTGAGAGAGCTTATCTTCTTGAAAAAATGTTAAAGAAAAAGAAAATTGAAGCCCATTCAAAAAAATCTAAAAAGTTAGATCCAGTTGGCAAAGAAGATGAAGATGTTGATAATGATGGAAAGCCAAATACCAAAACTGATCAATATCTCAAAAATCGTCGCAAGAAAATTAAACAAGCGATGATGAAAAAGAAACAATCAGTTGAAGAAGGAACAATTATCACCAATGGTGAATTGTTTTATGGTGGGTTTCCAAAAGTACTCAATGAAGTAAAATATGAAATTCCAGCTAAAGCCAGTGATATAGCAGGTAATTTGGGTGCTATTGGTCCCGATGAGTTTGAAGAAATATTAAAAAGTGGTGGCCACCCGTTGATGTCCGGTCAAACAGAAACTGGCCGCAGAGGAGTTCCAAAGTTAGTTCGTGATTTGGCTATGATGCACTTGGGAAACTTAAAGAGACACCCAAAAGGAAAAGTTGAAGGATACGGGCCAGACCATGATATGTTCAAAGAAGCAGAAGCAGCTCATGAATTCTTTAAAGATAATTTTCCTGCTTTTGGTGTAGAAGATCAAATTGCACAAGAATACAATATTCATGAATTGAAAAAGAAATAAAAACCCCTGTAAAGATTTAACGATCTTTCGACCCCTTCTATTCTCTGCGCGGAAGGGGTTTTTCTTTCCATAAATAATTCTATGATCAAAGCTGTAGGTGATAAATTCTATGTTTTCAATTCAACAGGAAAAAAAGTTCTTGGAAAACATTCATCCAAGAAAAAAGCTGTTGCACAATTGCAAGCAATTGAGATATCAAAAAAGGAGAAAATGGAAGGGGTGTTCAAACCATTTTCCTTGTTTGTAAGCGAAGAAATAAAAAGCACTCTAGAATATCACAATACATTAAACCAAACCCTGTGGAATGGTTTTGATATCAAGCCCGAAGTAAGACACAAACTATTGGAAATTGGAAGTGCTTGGGCTGAATGGGCTCAAATTCCAAAAGAAGCCATTGCGGATATGATATTGGTTGGTGGAAATGCAAATTACAATTACACACCAAAGTCAGACATTGATTTGCACATCTTAATCGATCTTGATGCAATACCTGATTGCCCATCGTACATAGATCAATATCTCAAAGATAAAAAACAACTTTGGTCATTAACACACCAAATAAAAATTTATGATCAGCCTGTTGAAGTTTATGCTCAAGACATGAACGATGGTTTTGTGAAGAATCAAGGTGTCTTTAGTTTGAATCGGGATTCTTGGTTATCTGAACCAGTATATAAAGATATAAGTCTGAATGATCCATATACTTTACAAAAAGTCGAAGATTATATGGATCAAATTGATAATCTTATCAATAGCAATGCAGATGTTTCTGTTTTTAAAGTATTAAAAAATAAATTTAAAGATATGAGATCAGAAAGCATCAAAGTTGGTGGAGAGTTTTCTCAGGGAAACTTAATATTTAAAGAACTCAGAAACCAAGGATATCTTGATAAAATGAGTAAATATATTCAAAATAGATCAGATGAGAAGTTGAGTCTTTAACTCCTAACCGTTTAGCCTAATATGGATAAATAACTGTATGGAAAATAAAAAAGAAAATTTTATTAAAAAATTTTTAAGTAAAGATAAAGATTTTCAAAAACAGCAAGAAGTTTTATTTAAAAAAAAGAGAATGGAAGAATATTATTCCAAACCTAAAAATAAAATAACAGATTTAAATGAGAATGCAAAAACACAAATAATATCTTCAATTGATAAAATTTTTAAAAATACAAAAAATAAATCATTAAATAAAAAAACAAAATCTATTGAAGGATCGTGGACTACACACATGACTCCTTATGGAATATTTTTTTATAATAAAGAGCAAAAAATTTGGGTTAATAATTTTGGAAAAACGGCAGATGATTTGAGCCAACTTATTGATTTTTATGATCTTGATTTTATAAGCAATGATCCTTCAATAAATTCTACTGAAAATTATTTTATTTCTGGGTGGGGAGAAAATGTTTTTCGCAACTTACAAATTCCACAAACTATAACAACTGCTGAAAAAATTTCTACAGGATATTATAGCATTGTTGCAACTCTTTTAGATGGGTCTATTGTAATTTGGGGCAGTACTCCAGATGCAAATTCATATCCAACTACGCTACCAAACAACCCCTCGTTCATATCATCGGGTTCAGAATACTTCTTGGCTATAAATGAAGATCAAACCATAACTCCTCACGCTTATGGTGATGGCAATGACTATTTACAAGCAACACCACCTGCTGGTCTTACTGGAGTAATTGATGTGTCTGCTAACTTTAAGAGCAGCTGCGCCTTAAAAGATAATGGAGAAATATTTACTTTTGGTGATAATGAATATGGACAGTTAGACTTCCCCCCTGGAATAGGAACATGCATAGATGCCTCAATGGGGGGAGACCATGGTTCGGCAATTAAGAGCAATTTTGAAGTAGTATGTTGGGGAAACAATGATGAAGGACAGTGTAATGTTCCCGCCGGATTTACAGCAAATCAAGTTATCACCGGAGACAAATATACTTGTGCATTAAAAGGAGATGGCACAGTATCTTGCTGGGGATTAAATTCTTTAAATCAATGTGATGTTCCAGTTGGATTAAATAATGTGATCAAAATAAAAGGAAATGCTGCTCACACTGTAGCTTTAAAATCTAATGGTACAGCAGTAGCTTGGGGCTATAATGAATTTGGTCAGTGCAACATATTAGAGTATGATCTACCAATAGTCGATGTGGATGCTGGATTGTATAGTACGGGATTGGTTTTTTTGAATGGAGATATAAAAATAATATCAACTTCTACTGGATTATTGGCACCAGTTACTCCTGAATCACCAATTGACATAAAAGCTAATTTAAGAGTAACAATGGTATTACAAAAAAATGGAAAGACTGTTGTATGGGGTGCTTTAAATAATCCATTTGGAAGTAATACATTTTCAAAAATAAGAAATGGAAAAGAAGATACGATATATGCAATTAAATCTGATAATTCTTTAGTAACTTTTGCTGATTATAGTGGCCAAAATGATCCAGACGGAATACCGAGACCCAGCCCATTACCAAATGCAATAGATGCGGATGGTGGTTACCAACATTCTGTTATATTGAAACCAGATGGCACGGTTGTTTGTTGGGGTTGGAATTTGTATAATCAATGTGACACACCAGCTGGATTGAGTGATGTGGTGCAGGTTACAGCCACTGCATATGCAAGCTTTGCTTTAAAATCCGATGGAACTATTGTTTCTTGGGGTGGTAATAACTTTGGAGAAAGAAATATACCCGGTGGTCTTTCTAATGTTATAAAAATAAGTGGTGGGTGGTATCATATGATGGCGTTAAAATCAGATGGTACTGTTGTTTGCTGGGGAAACAATGATTTTGGAAGATGCGACGTTCCTGTTAATTTAAATAATGTAATTGACATAAGTGGTGGAGAAAATCATAGTGCTGCATTAAAATCAGATAGAACTATGGTTGCCTGGGGAAGCAACGCCCAAGGTCAATTAAATATACCAGCAGGGTTATCAAAAATTCAAAAAATGGATGGCAGAGGAAAAAGTATATTTGTTCTTTATGCCTGATTAGTTTTCTACCATTTCAACCCAATCTTGATGGATCACATGGTTTCCACCATAGCCATCTTTGATCTTGCTGACATCCCACCAGATGGTATCACCAACTTTAATGTCTTCGGTTAGTTTGTCCCCAATAGCCAAAACCTTAGCAGGAATAATCTTTGATTTAGATTTTTCCTGATAAATGATTCCTGCTTCAGACGTTTTTTCTCCACCAATCAGCGCTTTTGCAACAATCCATTTTCCTATTGGTTTCATATTATTTCTTTCTTGAATCTTCAATCATGCATTGGATACCATAAACAATCATGGAAACTCCAAAAATAGCCAAAAGTAAAAGTACACTAAAATATATAAGATTTTGTATTAAATTACCCATAATTCCTCAGATAGGATTCGAACCTATACAAAGAGATCCAAAGTCTCTGGTGCTACCGTTACACTACCGAGGAATGAATTTTAGCGCAATAATTATTCATAATAATTGAACTTGCGCAACCGACATTGATGCTTCTCACAGATCCATATTGAGGAATATACAAGACATCATCACACATACTTAGCACATCCGTAGGAACGCCAATTTGTTCCTGCCCAAAGATCATAATATAATGCACATTTGGATCAAAGTCAAATGCATTTACGTCTTTAGCTTCAGGAATGTTGTCTATTCCAATGAGTCTGACTGGTCCTGATTCTTGCTTGGATTCAAAATAAGATCCAAGGTCATCAATAGTTCGTACATGATTAAAATTGGTATAATGGTGAGTACCAACAGTACCACGACGATCATATTTTTTATGCCCATAGATTACTACTTCTTTTGCAAGAAACGCATTAGCATTTCGAATGACCGTGGCGATATTAAAGTCATTGCCAATATTGCAACACACAACACTGAAGTTATGTCGCTTAGTATCAAGATCAGCCCTGATTGCATCGTCGTTCCAGTAATGGTAATGATTAATAATATTACGAGTTTCCATGATCCACAACCTCGTAGCCATTCTTGATGCGAACTTCTTCGCAGAAGGTGTGGTAATGTATTCCAGATTGGCAAAGATTTCCTGGTTTTCCAGTAATCTCGCAAATTTTATAAGATTCATCTTCTGCGGTGTCAATCAACTTTCTAACATCATGATACAGTTTGTCATTGTCCGTGTTCATCATGTAGTAAAACCGAAGACCACCAAACTTCTCTTTGATTTGAAGAAGCATAAACAAAGGCTGTTCAGGGTCTTCCTTTGTATTCTTTCTCTCTTCATCAAGAAGAACAGAAAGATCTGAGCACAGTTTATCAACAAGCAGATACCAGCCACTAGGGAGATTATATGCTGCACTATGAACCATACCCTTGAAAACAGAAGGATAATCTTCAATCAGTTTGTCAATTGGATCTGCGTATTCTTTTAGTTCAATGGGATTCATTCGTCTTTTCCTTTTCCCCAACCAGTTCCATGGTTGTAGGCGGTGATTATAGATTCCTTCGTTTCTAATGCAGAGTTACGTTGTACACGGAGTACACGAATTTCCTCTGCCGCATCTCTGCAAACTTCAAAGACTTCTCGGTTTGCATCTTGCCACTTATTGGCCATGTTTCTCAAACGTAGTTCAATGTCTTTCATAAGTTTAGTGATCCTGACGGGATTCGAACCCGTGTTGTGGCCTTGAAAGGGCCGCGTCCTTGACCAGACTAGACGACAGGACCATTTGATTATTCAAATTTTGCGCGAATCTCGTTCGCAAGGAAAGCAATCAGCATACCAATTACGCTACCAACAATAGCACCTTCATAGTTATAGTGGTAAGACAAACCAATCAGATTGATTACTATAAGAAGGGCCATCGGAACCGTGAGTTTGTTAATAATGTTTTTCATAATTGAATTATACATCAAGAATCACTTTAGGCAAGTATTTATGGCTAACATTCTTATAACCAACTGGTTTAGTGCTATTTTCTATATGAGTTATTCTTCTATGGCAATTTGCACACACACATTGACATTTTTTAATTTCATCAAGTACTTTGACAATAGTGCTTGACTCCAGAAGTCTTGTGACCTTTGCAACTTTTGTAGAAGGATCTATATGATGCCATTCCAAACAAATGGGATCATTTAGACCACAAAGTTCACACTTCTTATCTTTCATAAAATTTGCATACCAAAGTCTTCGTTCAGCTCTTTGCTTACGCTTGTGCAATACATTATTTTTTTTATTTGCCATAATCGGGCATGCTGGATTTGAACCAACGGCATCTTGCTCCCAAAGCAAGCGCTCTACCAAGCTGAGCTAATGCCCGTGTTATTATTTATTACGCCAGTATTATACAGTAAAGATAGGCACAGTCAAATATAAATATTGTAGTAGTAAATGAAATTGTTAATTTTTACTTTCTTTGAAGTAAATTATAATTTCTGCAATTCCCAAAGCAATAACTGGCAGAAACGTAGCACCAGCAAACCACCAAAATGGTACGGTATGTTCTACCATTAGACTTCACATCCAGTCTTCTTTTTCTTTGTAAGAAGATACTTTATCATTCCTTCGATCATCCCAAAGATCATCAAAGGAAATATAATCATGAAACAAAGAGTAAGTACAGAAACTCTTTTAAATTCTTCAATGAAAAGATCAATGGATCGCATAGGTGTCCAGTTTTAAAGATCCATCTGAATCTTCATAAAGAAATGTGCAGTTGTCTTTCTCTGTCCAACAGCCACAGTTGGCATATGTAATATTATTTACAGTATACAACTTTGGTTCGTGTAAATGCCCACAGACAATGCCATCATATTTCTTTTCCTTGGCGTATTTGATAACAACGCTTTCAAAGCTTTCGATGAACTGGGCTGCTCTCTTTACTTTAATCTTTACATACTTTGAGATAGACCAGTATCTCATTCCCATCATTCTTCTGCACCAATTGAACCAATCATTGATTTCCAATATTAGTTCATATGCATAATCACCTAGTTTGTAAATATAAGAACTGACAGGAAACTTTGTGAGAAAATCAAACTGATGACCATGAAGAATAAGAAACTTCTTTCCTGAAGAAGTAGTGTATTCTTCTCGTTCACTCAAACTGATATTACCAAAGATATGATGGCCTGAAAACTTTGCCATGAACTCATCATGGTTTCCATAGATGTAATGAATCTTTGTTCCCTTGCGAGAAAGTTTGAGCAATCTTTCGATGACTTCCATATGGTGATTTTGTTTCTCGGCATTCATGGAAAATGCCTGTTTGAATCTCCATATATCGATAATATCTCCCACAAGGAAGATATTATCAAATTCATTATTTTTTAGAAATGCAATAAGAGGCTTTGTCTTTGCTTTCTTGGAAGCCAAATGAAAGTCTGAAAGAAAGACAGTCTTGTAATGCATTTCTAATATTTATCGCCGTCTAGAGAAGGCAACCAAAGTTGCCATCGCCACAAGCAATCCCATTCCTGGAGCAGGAACGGGAGGACGCACAGGCCCATCGTAAGGAATGCTTTCAGTCGGAAATTCCATACACACGCTCTCAATACGGTCATAGTGCATGGGAATGAACATATCCTGATCTACAGTCTGCACGGTCATCACAAGGTTTCCTTCACGATAGATCTTGTGAACCCAAAAGCCATCAAAGGAACCCATGAAAAAATTATGAGGAATCTGTGGGTAGTTAGAAACAGTCGGATGATCAATCGCTTCCCCAATCGGTTCCGTGATCGTCAAGGTATTGTCAAAGGTCAGCGGCTTGGTATAAGAAACTTCAACATACATCGAACCTTCGTTGATGGAGGTTGAGAAAAGATTGCCCTGTCCGTAAATCAAAGATACGCTCATTAGATCCCGTCCATTTCATTGTTGTCATTGGGTCCAAAGAATCCCAATGCGTTGTCAACGTCTGCCTTATCGTCCAAAGCCTGTTGCTGCTTCATCTTTTTCATGCGCTCCGGTGTACGGAACTTCTTCATGAAGTCACACTTGCAATGGTCAAACTCACGGTCATCAGCGTGAATGAGAAGCCCGTCCCATTCATCGCACCAATGCCATCCATCGTCAAGTTCCTGTGCGGTCAGCATGACGCTCTCATCGCCATCAAAGGGCTGCATGAGGTAGTTCCAACGCTCTTGAGTCATTTTGTGTTTGTCGCTCACTTGCCGTCCTCCTGTTTGAAGCAATCCCAACCCTTGGCTTTGGCGAAGTCGTGCTGCAATTCAGCACTAGTGAAATGCAAACGGCAGATCATCCGCCTCGCCTCGTCGCGCTCGGCGGTGATGGTTGCGTTCTCCTGCCGCAGTCGCTTGTTTTCCTGCCATGCCTTTTCGAGCATCGAAACTGCCTCGGTCGGAGTCATCTCTACGATCACTTCTCCTTCGCACCCCATCAACGTAACGGGGCAGGAAGCATCAATCGTCTTTGGTTTCTTCTTGCTCACTTGCCGTCCTCCTTGAAGCAATCCCAGCCGCGCTCTTGCGCCCATTGCTTTGCATTTACCGATGCGGAGATGGCGGCGACATTTTTACATATCTCGCGCCTAGCCTCGTCACGCTCGCGTTCCAACTGACAGATCCTAGCGTAACCGTGGCAAATTATATTGATAATTTCTGGAGTGAGACTGGTATACTTTGAAAGTTCACGCAGTTCGTATGCAACATCCTCGTCCTTGATGTTTTTTAATTTTGGTCTATTAGGATTGTGCCAATCTTCACTCATTGGTATTACTTTCCAAAGGTAATGGTGATCTTCTCAGCCAACTGAACGCAGAGCAGGATCATCATGAATGCCGTCCCAAGGAACATGAGTGTGATGGCGACATCGATGAGGAGTCCCAGCGCACCATGATCGGGAAATAGGCTGAGGGTCTTGGTAACGGTCTTGGTGTTCTTTTTCTTGGTAGCCATGTTTATTTCTTTTCTGAATGTTTGATATAGTCGATTTCGTGCTTTAGGAAGTCATCTTCAACCACATAGATGTTATGCGAGATCTTGTCCAACATATCTTCAATCTCAACCTGCGAGATGGTTCCATCTCTGACATCATTACGCAGAAGATCAATCTGTTCAATGACAATGGAAAGTTTGTCCATTGCTTTGAAGAAACGCTTCGGGCTCTTGGTCTTGGTCTTGGTAGCCATGTTAGTCCTTGTTGTATTCCTGATTGGTCATACGAGTGATGCTACGAATATAGCCGTAACGACGACGAGCGCAAGCAACTATGCGCTTGTATTCCTTGGCGGTGCAGTAGAAGTGAAGGTCAAATGACTTGCCTTCCAGCATCATACCGGACCCAACGAACATTCGGCTGTAACGCTTTTCCAGCCCACGGGAAATTTGGAAATAGTTTCCACGGTTGTACTGAAAGAAGTAGTGGTACTTGGTTTCTTTCTTGGTTTTGGTGTTCATGCCCATAGTATAGCACATACCCAATGCAAGTCAAGCAACAGGATGATAAATAACTTTATGGACTATTTGACGAATTACTACAAAAATTTATCAGAGCAACTTCAGAATAAAGTCAATATGCTTTCTTCTCAAATAAAATTGTTGAATGAAGATGACTGGTGGAGAGATCCCCAATTTAATGCTCCTGTTCCACAAGAGCGTGGAGTAGATCCAGCACGAGGAATTATTCCTTCAATAGATGATGTCAACCCACCAGAGTCAAACCCAAAAAGAGTAACAGCTCCGCCACCAACTAGAAATCCTAAACCAAAAAAACCTGAATCAGCTGAAGAACCTTCAGAACCTGGAGACCCAAATGAAGAATGGGACTTCCATTTTATCAGAGATAATTGGTATAGAATATGGAAAGATCAATGGGAAAGACTATATGGCAAAGACAAATTTGTAGATGATATGAATAAAGAATTTGAAAGAATGATTCAAGAAATGGAGCGAATATATAAAAAGACACGCGGACAATATGGTTCAAGAGCACCAATTTCTAAATCATGGCAAAAAGCCGTAGAACATTTCTTTAAGTATTTCGTTCAACCAACTCTTGCGTAATATAAAACAAATGAAAAAATTTAAACAATTTTTAGAAGATTATGATTATGATGTTTATCTTGATACTGTATATACCCAAAAAGGATTAACTGGCGGAAAACCAAACGCAGATGAGTTAGACGACATCTCAATGATTAAGGCTCCAGAAGGACAAACAACAGAATGAACCAGTCAAAGAACTTTTACAAAAATCAAATAGCAATTCTTTCAGAACAAATTAAATTTCTTGAATTGGAATTAGAGGCCATCAATGAAGCAGTAAAGGGCCCAAGTTCAATACTTGGTAATCCAATTCCACAAGATTTAAAAGATCGCTGGGCAAATAGAAAAAGAATTGAAGATGAGGAAAACGCTAAGTTCCAAGCAAGACGCCAAGAAATGATGGCTAAAGGCAAAGAAATAAATCCTGCAACTGGTAGAACTAATGACGAAGATCGTGAAGCAGCAAGAATTGCCCGTGCCCAAGATTATTACGGAGATGTTTTAGCAAATACCGCAAGCAAAACACCAGATCGACTTTCTGCAAAAGATAGTGCAGATCTTTTAATGTATAATATTATGTCTGGTAAAAGCAAACGCGATCCAAAAATTTATGGACAAGATAGAGAAAGTATGAGATCAGCAGAAACTGCTGATGATATTAGGATTGGAAGTTATAGTGATGCTGTCACGAAAATAACTAATCCAAAAGCAGGTAGAAGTGAAGCTGAAATAGGAAAATTAATACCTCAAATGTTGTCAAATATTCAACTTCCTACTTCTGAAATAGCAAATATCTCCAGAGAAGCCAGCAAAAGAGAAAATCCAACAAGAATTTCTGGAATGTCACCCATTACCAGAGGACAATTCTATAGCCAGACGGGGCAAGATTACAATGCATTGAATCCCCAAAATGTCGCTACCTTCAGACAAATGAACACAGGTACCCCTGACTATACTGATCTCAACAAGCCTTTACCCCCAGAGATGAGTTTCAGTAGTGTTCTGAATCAAGTTGGCGGTCGTAAAAAGCCATCTACGAGCCTTACTTTGAATCCAAAGCCTCGTTTATGAAAAATTATCATTTCTCCCAATAAACAGTCTCGCCTCTTTCATAAAATTTTAAATTATTCTTGGAATCTTCTTTCACGAAGTGCTTATCCGTCACCGTGAAGTGATTATTGGGAACAAGGGCAAAGTACCCACAGTCAAGCGTTATCAGACTCAAGGGCTTGTGTTCGGCTGGGTAGCGGGAATATCCGTCCCCCCAATCAAGTATAATGCCTGTATGCCTACCATTCAACCCCGTATGAAAAACATTCACAGGTAGCCCCTCCAAATAGGTTGACATAAAAGTTTCAATATTATTGCCCATTCCACCCCAAGGTTGAATATTATTATTCTCACCTGAATCAAACACAGCAGTAGTGGACAAAGCACAAAGAGGAAGGCCAGACCAATGCGCACCCGATTGAAGAACAACATGGCAAGATATTAATTGACCGGGACGGGAATACACACCATGCCATATAGCAGGAGTATACCCATCAGGCATATCCGGTCCAAGAAATGAATTTTTAACATTTACATAAAAATGGTATGGTAAAGAAACATTTCTCATTGTAGGTAATTATATACCATAATACCAATAAGACAAGAAATTAATAAATATTATACCATGAAGAAATTTAGAAAATTTTTAGCAGAAGCAGAGCAAAACAATACAATGTTGTCTGCTGGCAATCAAGATTGGAATTCCCAAAAAGATTCCACACAAATGGCTAAGATTGTACCAGAACGGGGAAACCCCGGAATGACAGCGGAAGAAGATCCCGAACAACTTCATAAGAAATATATTGAAAAAATTCTTCCAATGTATGAACAATGGAGAGAATGGTATCGAAGAACATATCCCGAAAGAAGCGCGGAAAGTTTAAAGAATGCATGGGAGGCATTGTACAGACATCTTAAACAAATGATGGAACGTGGATATACTTGGCATGATATAAGAAAAGAAATTTATCGTAATAGTGAAGGAACAACTCATCAAAATTATGAAGATTGGCCTGATTGGTATCATAAAGAAAATTGGGAAATTTATGGCATGGATAAGAAAAAATGGGACATTGCAATTTTTAGATCAGGGAATTGATAGAGGGTAAGTAGGGGCTGTTTGTAGTGGTGTATGGGGTAAAAGGTTTTTAAAAAATTTAGAGAAAGTGAGAGTTAGACCCCACCCCTCAAACACTCTCCAAGGCCCTTTAAATGCCTTTACAGCCCCTTTAAGCCATCCAAAGGACAGCACTCGCCTCTAAATCCCGTCCCTCTATAGGGCATTCTAGCGAGTCAAGCAATTTTCTTTAAGATTTTAACAAATTTTTGAGAATTTTGAGCAATTTTTAAAACCCGTCCAGGCAAACCCCACAATCTGGGCCCTTAGAGAGCAATTGCCGTACAATATTAATTTTTATATCCTGTCCGCATCCTGTCCAGGGTTTTGGGGGAGCTGCGAGCCATCCGTAGCATGTCCAGTAATCCCCCCTGATAGTTGTCTGATAGTTGTCCCGTTTCAGAAATTTTTGAAATTTCTTTGTGTGAATCGGGTCCGGTAATATTTTCAAATTTATTTGAAACCTTGGTGGGGCCGATAACCATAGAACCTGCCAGTCCGATAACCAGCAGTCCGGTAAGCATAGCCCCGATAACCATGAGCGTCCGATAACCCCCTGCCCACCCTCTCACAATTATTGGACACTTGGGCTGGGGGGTTATCGGTCGCATGAACAGTCCTATAAGTATACACCAGATCTGGGGGGAGTCAAGTACTAGACCACAAGTCCGATAAGCTGGCCAGAGCTGAGCTCCTGGATCCAGGAACCCGGTCCAGTGAATTAATTAAATTATTATTATTGTCCCAGAAGCGCTCGACGGCCTCTCGACAGCTCCAGGTAACGTCCCGTCCAATCTACTATCAGGCCGTCCGAATAAATCAAATTTCCTCTGAGGAAATTTGATAGTAGTCCAGGTACACAGCCACCCAGGACTGGCTCTCTCCTTCCAGTCCTGGGCGACCATGTATGTCAATAGACTAGATCTTACCTGTCCCGGCGATCCCGGAACTTCATGCCCTCCGGGAAGCAGGGCAGTCCGTAGATCCCGGAGTCCATCTTGCGGATGGGCTGACCCGCCACGATGTCCACATACCGGGTGAGGAACACACGGCTACCTGCCCGCTTGCCCATCGTCTTGATGAACTGGTTCTTCACCTTGGTGAAGTTACCTCCGGTGGCAATCGCCTCCTCGTCCTTGACGGGCTTCGGGGTCTGAATGAGGAAGTACGAATCGTAGCCGGGGAAGGTATCTTCGTGCAGGACAAGGCATCCCTCCTTGAACGCTTCCGCCGCAGCCTTGTACCGCTCCGAATCTCCAACGGTCAGACCACCCTTGTAGTGATGGGAGATGGAATCGGCATTCTTCTGCTTCTCCTGTTCGCTCAAGCAGAACTGCTCAAAGCAGCGTTCCGTCAGGATACGAGTGGGCATCACATACATTCCAACGCATCGGGCGTTCAACTTGGTGCGGAGGGAATTGAGCATGGCGTAGATGACACCATCGGGCAGATTCGTCCTGCCGTTCTTGTTGTCGATGACGGTGACCGTATCAAGGATCTCGTTCGTCACGGTGAGGGAAGTACCCTCGCCGTACCAGTAGACTCCATCCTCCTTGGAGGTGTTGATGTGGTTGGGGCAACCGTCCGTCACGACCATGATGGTCGGAATCTGAATGTTGTTCTCCTGCACCCATCCCGCCATGAACTGGGAAGTGAGGGCAATGCACTCCACCGTGGGCGTACCGTTCAGGGTGAGGTAACGGGAAGTGGGGCGGGTCTGCTGCACATAGGTTTCGTAGATGTACGCGCACAGACGCTCACGCTTGGCCGCATCGTCCTTGGAGGAGGCAATGTTCAGCAGCCTAGCCGTACCGATGTGCATACCCGTGGGGCAGTCACGATTCAAAGCCCGTGCGCCCCATTCACGGTCGAACTCGTAGGAGAACGCATCGGGATTCTGCTTCCTCCATGCATCACACGCAGCCTGATACTCGGGATCAAGGTTGCCGTAGACATCGGTGTAGCCGAACACCTCAAATGGGATCTTCGCCTTCTCGCAGAACCACACCAACTGGAGAACCTGAAGGTAGGCGTGGCCGATGGTCGCACCCATGCTGCCGCTGAAGTCAAGCATGAACACGATGCCGTGGTTCTTGCCGTCCTGCTTGACGATCTTCGACAGGAAGATATCGTCATGGGTGCGGTACTGGTGGAGGCGGTCAAGGTTCAGCATCCCGGTCTGCTTCGGACGCTCACGGCGGATCTCGTCCGCAGCCTTCTTGCGCTCAAACTGGGCGACCATCTGACGGACGAACGCATCGGACTCGCGCACGAACTGGCGGTACTCCTCAAGGAGCAGCGGCCTGTTGCTGTTGCCCTCGTAGTCGTTGAGGATGGTTTCCGTGCTGACGATGTGCTTGGACAGATCCTTGACTCCGGTGAGAGTGACCACCGCGTCCTGATACTGCGAACCGTCCTTGCGGCGGAAGTCACCGGGGACATTCGTCTTGTCGCCCATGATCTTGTCCTGCTCCTTCTCACCCTGCTTGCCACCCTTGGCAGCAGCAGCCTCCATGTCCTCGCGCATCTCCTTCATGGAAGGGTGCTTATACAGGAACTTGGCGACCTCAAACACCTGATCGTAATTGACCACGGCATCCACCATGTCCACGACCTCCTGCTCCGTCCCCTCAAAGGTCATGGGGATGAAGCCGGGAACGCCCCACTTGAAGTGGATGTTCAGGCGGTTGAGGAACCCGGCCTTCGTGAAGTCCATCTTCTTGAAGCCGAACATATCAATGTCTGCGATCTCCTTGTAGCCAAGGAAGAAGTCACGGCGAGTGCCGGGGAACTTCTGCTTCATCAACTTCTCAATGCGGACATCTTCGATGATGTTGGCAATGCGAGAGAGCAGCATGGGGTTGTAGCCGTCTGCCTCCGCAGCCTTCAGCAACTCATAGCCGCGCTCGTAGGGAGTCCACAGAGCGTGGCTGATCTCGTGGGCCACGAGCATGGTCTTGACGGTTTCGGACACATCCCACATGGGCATGACGAGGTGACGCGACTTCACATCGAACGATGCGGTTTCAGCGTCCTTGGAGAAGGAGAACGAAATGTTCTCGGATGCGAGAGCCTTGGCGAAGATGGAGAGAGAGGTGTTCATGCGTATATTGTAACCGATGTGGGGGGAGAAGTCAACCCACAAACAAAGATTTTTTTGCGTCCCATAACGTCCGGCTACTATCAGGCTGTCCAATAAAAATCAGAAAGTCCAGACGGACTTTCTGATAGTAGCTCACAGATGCTGCCTCTCCCCCCTTGCGGGGGGAGAGGCATGAACAGCATCAGACTGTGACGGGAGCAATCAGCGAGGTCAGGTTGTAGACCCCCTTGATGTCCGTCTTGCAGTCCTTCAGCACCCAAGTCGGGATGCCCTTCATGTTGATGGACTGCGCGATGTCAAGCAGGTTGAACTTGTTGAACGCAGCGATGTCAAGGCTGTTGGCCTCTGCGTAGTGCTTGGCTGCGGCGACGAAACGATTGCGCTTGTTGAGGTATGGCATTTTCTTTTTCTTTCTTTCTTGGTTAGGCGTTCATAGCGTACTGGGTGTCGGTGTCGGGGTTGGACAACTTATCCAACTGTGCTTTCAATTCTGCAATCTTCTTCTGCTCTGCGGTCAGAGCGTTGACGGGGTTGCTCACCGGGGCATCCTTCATTCCCTCCGGGACAGGGAGGATCGTGGGGTCGATCTTCGTGTAGAGGTTGAAGAACGCCTCCTTCGTGGACGCATCGAACCGCGTCAGCGTCAACTTGATGGCCTTCTCCTTGTCGCCAAAGATGGCGAACGCCTTGCACACTTCCTCCAAGCGGCGGGTGGTGATGATGTCATCCAGTCCGCCCTCCTTGAAGCCCATGCGGATCGTTTCCGCCCACTTCGTGAGGTACTGGGCGAACTCCTTGTCCTCCTTGCCGTATGCCTTCATCTTGCGGATGATGATACGCGCTTCGATGGTGCGATCCGCGTAGTCCTGCTCAAACCAGTAGGAGAAGCGGTCAAGGAACGCCTCGTTCATGCAGCGCGTACCCACAAACCGATCAGACTCACCCTTGCCCTTGGTGTTGGCAGTCGCCACCACATTGAAGCCCACGGCAGGCTTGATGAACATACCGATCTTCTTGATGTAGATGCCCTTGCCCTCAAGCACGGGCTGAAGGCACATCATGCGCTCCGTCCCAAGGTCGATCTCGTCAAGGAGGAGGATGGAGCCACGCTGCATGGCCTGAACCACGCCACCGAACACGAACTTCGTTTCGCCGTTGACGAGGCGGAAGCCACCGATGAGGTCATCCTCGTCCGTTTCGGCGGTGATGTTGACGCGAATGCACTCGCGGCCCGTGGAGGCGCAAATCTGCTCCACCATCGTGGTCTTGCCGTTGCCGGACATACCCGTGATGTAGACGGGAGCGAACTGCTTGGATGCGAGGATGGTGGAGATGTCATCGTGGTGACCCCACGGAACGAAAGTCTCGTTCTTGGCGGGGACGAGCGAAACATCGGAGGACGGCATGACGAGGTTGTAGGTGTTGCTGTTCATGTTGCTGATTGTATCACAAGTTTCGGAGGAAGTCAAGGTTTCGGAAGAAGATTCGGAAATATTTTCTTCCACGTTATCGGACTCTGCGGGAGTGTAGTCAAGGACAACCATTTCCGGGATGATGTACTTGCCACGACCCGCACGGCGGTTCTTGGGCTGCACCAGCCAAGCCGGGAGGACGCTGTAGCACTGCTCGCCAAGGGCATGGGACTGGGTGAGTGCGGCAAGGCACTGCTCACGGGTGTAGACGGCTTCCCCGATGGTCTGCGGATTGCCGTACAAGAATTGAAGGTGGTTGAGGAAGTTACGCTTGCGAATGTCGATGTTGCTGTTCATGTCACAATCTTACCACACAATCTTCCAAAAGTCAATAGGCTAGAATATATTTTTTTCCAGGTCCTATAACTTCCCGTCCACTACTATCATAATAATATAAACCATCCTCAGAAATTCGCTTAAAGGGCGAATTTCTGATAGTAGCTCAAAGAACAACCCCCGCTTGCGCGGGGGTTGTGAGGGACTGACCTAGCATATTAGCCGGTCGTGTTGTAGTAGTTCTTCTCCGACTTGCACTCGTTCGCCTTGCAGCACTTCTCAAGGGTCACGATGCGCTGCCACATCTTCTCGTTCTCGCTGTAGAGATCCTTGACCATTTCGTCTTGATGACGAATGATGTTGTTCAACTTCTCGTTCAGTCGAACGCGGAAGTAGGCGATGGCGAAGTAGGCGGCACCTGCGAGGGTGATGACGGTAACGAGCGTGTTGAGATCAATATTCATGTCTTTAGTATACCTCGGGGTTTGGGGTTGTCAAGCAACGAAACAGAAAATAGAAGGGGCGGGAGTTGCACCCACATATTCACGCTTATAAGGCATGCGCTCTAACTACGATTCAGCCACCCTTCTGTGGTGGAGCCTTCATACGGATGCTCCGGTGTCCGTGCAACCGTAGGTTGCCTCTATACGGTTATTTTAGTTACCGCCAAACTCATTAATAATATAACTCATTGAGGTACATTGTACCACCTCTTTCTTGTTTGTCAAGTCTGGGGGAAAGGAATCACGACCTGAAGCATGCAGTCGTTGCACAGTTCGAATGCTTCCCAATCTTCACCATCGGGATAGTCAATGCGAACCTTGGTCAGTTCTTCCTCAAACTCTTCGTTGCATCCGCAGCAAGTGTTCATGGGTTCCTCTCGTGGTTAGGCGTTCCCGGTTGGATTCGAACCAACGACCTGCCGCTTAGAAGGCGGCTGCTCTATCCTGCTGGGCTACGGGAACAAATGGAAGGGGTACTTACGGCCTTTGCGGAAAGAATATGTTTTTCTTCTAACATATTCCGTGACCCGACTATATCCGACTATTCGCCCTTCCGTGTTGGGTGCCTTGAAGAAGGACACCCGGTAATAGCGCGAGTGGGAGTCGAACCCACACTTTGTTGATTTTGAGTCAACTGTCTCTGCCTTTGGACTACCGCGCCATGATCCCCATTCTAGAACAGATCGGGGGTGTTGTCAAGTTTGAAATCTGAATTTATTTTTTCATAAAATTCAGAGTTGTGTGGGACGATCTTCTCATGAAGCCTGCCCACGTTGATGTGTTCGCCTACGTCATCCTTCGCATCGTAGTAGGCATCTATGAGTTCTTTTGGAGGATTGGAGTTTCCTTCCAACCAGTACTCCATCACCTGCTCCATCACGATTGCGAGTCGGTCGTATGCACGGCATGCGCCAGTAAGAAGTTCGATTGTTTCTTCGTTTGTCATAATGGGTCCGGTGGGACTTGAACCCACAACCAATAGATTAAAAGTCTACTGCGCTACCGATTGCGCTACGAACCCGAATGCCCATTATAACCGATGGGCTGCGGCTTGTCAAGTCAGGAGTCGAAGTCCTCGTCCGCATCCGGGTCAAACGGGTAGTGTTCCCGCTCCGTCTGACCTGCGTACTCCTCGTAGGTCATCTCCATGATCTGCGCGAGCATCATCATGAAGGCGGCGAACCCCAAGTGAATCTCGGGCATCCGTCCATCCGCCTTCTCACCCACCATCCAGTCGGTGACGTACTGGATCCCCTTGGCGACGATCATGCGCTGACCCTCGTGCTTGTAGAAGTTCGGGTGTTCACCTGCGAACTGCATCAGGGTCTTGACGACATCCAACGGGTCGGGCTTGAAAGCCCCCATGTCGATGTCCTTGCGGCTGAAGAAACCATCGTACTTGTTCTGCGGTGACATTAGCGAATCTCCTTGAGGGTGGTGTGCAGGGACATGACGAACTCGTACTCCTCATCGGTGACCATATCAGGACCGCTGATCTGCGTCAGGATGAAGTAGCCTTGAGCGAGGCGGGCAATGTCCTCATCGTGATCTGCCCAGTTGGGGTGTTCGGTGACGAAGTTTGCGATCTCGTTGATGAGGTCGGAGATGTCGGTGGTGGTGGGCTTTCTCATGTCGGTATTGTAACAGGTTCGGGGTACGGTGTCAAGGTCACGCTGCGAAAATGTTTTACTTGTTTTGCGAGGCGGATGAAGGTCTGGAACTTCTCATCCGGCATCTCAACCAACAGGTCTAGATTGTAGGTTCCGATGCCGAAAACAAAACTCTGATCTAACGATGTGACGACATGAACATCGAACATTCCGGTCGGGTCTGACAAGGCCAGGCATTGAAACACGCTCTTGACCATCTTCTGCAATCTGCGCCGATGCCATCCCATGGAATTGGTCAACGGGGAGTGCATCTCAATGTGGACGGTGGCTTTCATTCGAAGTCCCCGTCATCGATGAAGTCGGGAACATCCCGGTCAAGGTCATCGTCACCGTAGCAGTAGTCATCGGCCTCGTAGTCGCCCATCATGCGGTCGATCTCATCGGGCGTGTAGCCTTCCTGCTCCAGCATGTCGCGGATCTCGCTGTCGCTCATGCCATCGAGGTCGCAGTCATCGTAGGGCAGCACAAGTTCGGTGTCGTTGGACGGGTAGTCGTTGGTGTGATCGTTCATGTCCGCATGATACCATATCCAAAGAAGGCTGTCAAGTCCAAAACAAAATATATTTTCTGTCCGATAACGTCCTGTCCGGGCTACTATCAGCGTGGCCCTCCCACGCTGATAGTTGTCAATTAGTTCATGTTCAGCATTTTCTCCGTCTTGCGAGAGAATGCTGCGATCCCGTCAATCTTATCCTCACCAATCAGGATCCAGTCCTTCTTGATGATGTCGAAGGCGCAGATGTATCCCTCGGCGGTGTGGCGAGTGCCATTAGGGAGATCGCCCCCCAGTTGCTTGATGAACACGGGGTCAGTCGTGATCTCACGCGAGGTTGAGGTGCCGTCCTTCTTCCTGAACGACACAAAGAGCGTATCGTTGTTGGAGAGGGCGACGCGAAGAATCGTGGACATCGGAAGTTCGGTGGTCATGTTCGTATTGTGCCTTGTGTTCGGGTGAAAGCAAATGGGTGTGCAGATTTATTTCAAACTTCCTCCCGGCCCCACAGTGGGGCCGGGAGGCTACATGCACCACCATGTTAGATCGGAAAGTTGACCTTGCCAAACTCGGCCAAGTGTCGGCGCAGGCACTCCTTCACGATGTCCTGCAGCGGCAGGACGGGGATGCCCGTATCACGGAGGGAGGTCTCCGATGCCTTGGCGTAGTAGGACACAGATCCGTCACGGACGCTTTCCACGAATTCTTCCCAGTTCAGACCCAGTTCCGTGACGATCATGAGGACGAGGGTCTTCTCGGCATCCGTGAACCATCCGAACGGCAGGGACACGGTGATCTCGCACAGGGCAAGGGCCGCGTTGACCTCGGCGGGGTTGTCCTTGAACTCCGGCGTGTTGTTGGCGGTCAGGACGAGGGAAACAACGAGGTCATCAATCTTGGCGAGGCGGACGGGCTTGGTGGTGTTCTTCATGGTGGTGTTCCTTGTGGGTTAGGCGTTGAGGCACTTCTTCATGCGTTCGTCTGCTCGGCGGGACATATCCGCATCCAACTCACTCGCCAACTTTGCTTCTTCCTTCATGCGGCGGAGGAGGTACTGGAGCGCCCGCAGGTCGTGTTCGTTCGTGTTTTCTGCGAGGTTGCCCAAGTACCAAAGCGAGGAGGTGACATAACCGTAGGCGTAGGCGTGGTCGTGGGTGACGGAGGCGGGGATCTTGACGGTGGTGGTGCTGTTCTTCATGTCGGTATTGTAACAGGTCGGGGTGCGAAAGTAAAGGGGGACAGAAAGAATATTTCGCTTTCTGTCCCCCCACAGGGGTTCAGGTGAGCGGGATCCCGTACTTTGCCTCAAGGGCTTCCTTCAGTCCGGCGAGAACCTTCTCGCGGTTGCCCTTCAGACCGTATTCCTTCTTGGCGAGGGCGTAGCAGGAGACGCCACGGGTGAGGCGCATCGGGGTGCCACGGGCAGCGGTCTTGATTTCGAACTTCAGACCGTTGTAGATCATCAGTTCACGGTAGGCGCAGATCTGTGCGGGAGTGTTCAGGACGATGTCGTTGGTGGTGGTCATGCGTAGATTGTATCACACCTTGCCGGAAAATGCAACCACAAAGAAAGAAATATTTGGAGTCCCATAACGTCCAGGTCGTCCAGACAACTATCAGCCAGCCCTCGGAGGGCTGGCTGATAGTAGCTCAGCCCCCTCTAGCCATTTCCCTTTTCCCCTCCCTCCTTGCCTTCCGGGGGTCCCGGCTCTTCTTTCCCCAGGTCTTGGGGCGAAGCCGGATTCCCTCCCGGAAGGCATCGTGGACGAATTTACCGGGACGGTGGTTCATTCGGCCTTCCCCCGAATGATGATCCACAACAGGGCTTGCATCGTGGCCGCGTCCATGTTGTAGGCCGATGCCACTTCGCGGACGGCGTTAGCAATGATCCGATATTCCGTCTTATTCGGAGCATCCTTGCCAAGTCCTGCGGCACGGCACATCCACACATCCACAACCACCGCGTCACGGTCTCCGGCGATGGCACGGGCGAACGCATTCGTCTTGGGGCCACGCAGTCCGTCGAATCCTTCGCGGACGCATCGGTCTGCAGCCTCCACGTGGGAACGCAGTCCCTTCGGCGTGATACCCTGCGCGTACTCGTGCGCCTTACGCTTATTGTGCGCCCACGTGACGCGGGGCGAGAACGCGGAGACAACGCTGCACGAAATTTCCATGCTCCAATCGGGGCGAATGAAGCACAGACGACGGGCGAAGTCTCCGGCTTCAACGTACCACGCATCGGCGGACGCATGATCGAAGAGGGTAGCGGTGGAGAGGAGGGAACGGAAACGGTTCGAAACGGTGGTGGTGGTGGTGGTGGTGCTGTTCATGCGTACATTGTACCATGTCATGCCGTCCATGTCAATAGGTGGCGCCGAAATATTATAATATTCATTCCGTCCCATAACCATACCGTCCTCGACAACTATCAGCCAGCCCTCCGAGGGCTGGCTGATAGTAGCCCATATAAACAACCTAGCCCCGAACGAATCGGGGCAGGGACGAATCCTCTTCGGTTTGTACGAGCACCACCTCGTTATTTCGGTTCGGCTCGCTTGAGGATTACGGGCGTGATGTAGGCCATTGCCCACATGAGGCACACGCTCGGGATCATTGCCCAGTCGAAGCGATGGGCCGTCGCCTCCGTGATAGCGACCGAGGAGATGAGAGTGGCGAGAGCCACGAAGAGGAAGGTGATGACGTGTCGGACGGTGGTGGTGATGGTGGTGTTCATGGGTGTATTGTACCAGTTAGTGGTGCGGAAGTCAAGCCCCCGGAAACGAAAGAACCTGATACTTTGCGCCGGGCTTACGCTTGGACTGCGCGGCCCCGCTGTCGCGGCTGTCGATGTGGTTCGCCGCAGCAAGGAAGCCGTAGGCAATGGCGCGCATCTCTGCGGCGTTGAGGGCCATGCTAACCTTCTCGTCACCGATGCCCAAGATGTTCGCGGTGGAGGAGCAGACAGCCGATGCGTAGACACGCACGGAGTACGGGCCCACCGGGATGACGAACGCAGCACCACGGTCACCTTCAAAGGTGACGCGGGTGTAGTTGCTGCGGTTGGCGATCTTGCATTCGCCAATGGTGACATTGCGTTCCGCGGTGCGGAGGAAGTCAGGGGTGCGAGAGGAGGAGTGGACGATAGAAACGGCGTTGGAGAAAGTGGTGCAGGTCATGCGTAGATTGTACCATGAGCAGGTGCGAATGTCAAGGGGTGGAAGAAAGAAATTTATTTCTTTGATTGGGCTTGACATGGAAGGCGGAGTATGGTATCATGCGGGCATGTGCAACACCACCACCGACCCGAACGAATTCGAACACTTCCCCTGCGACTGCCACCGCCCGGAGTTCGCCTACACGGACTCACTGTGCCCGATGTGCGAGGAGCAGCGGGAGCGCGAGCAGGAGGCCAAGCGCGAGGCGCGCAAGCAGCACGATGATGAGTACGCAGCAGATAACTCTGCGTTCATCGACGCGGCTAGCCGGATGAGCCCCGAAGACTGGGACGCGGACAACGACTGGCTAGCATCAGCCGGTTGGGGTGAGATGTAAGCCCCGAAGAAATATTCAAACTTCCAACGCCCACCCTTGACATGGGGTGGGCGTTGTGTTACAATATACGCATGAGCACCACTCACAACAACCCGGCTGAAACCTCCCGCCCCTGCTGCTGCGTTTGCGGCGCTGATCACGTGGACGATAACGTTCGCGCTACCGAGCACGGTACGCTGTGCGTCATGTGCGTGGACGATGTGCGCGCAGACATGGCATGGGACGCGCACGAGCGCGCCATGGGCTACGAAGGCGACGACGACCCCTACTGGGAGCAGCATGCGGAGGGCTAACCTCCCAGCCCCCAGATGCCCACCCCGAAGGGGTGGGCATCTTTGTTTTCAGAAATAATATTATTCTATTTGACTGATGGGTCACCCGCTATCGAGTTTGGCCTGTCCGAGTAGTGATTTGGGTCCCTTCTGGCGGGGTGTTATCGGACGGGCTAGCCCCTCCCTCTCAAATTTTCTTAAATTTTCTCAAATATTCTTGATGGTATAAAAATTTTTTGGCCACCCCCCACGACCCCAAACCTTAAAATACGTGGGATGCCATAAAAAAATTTGGGCCCCCGAAAGGACCCAAAAGTTTATCTAATCTAATGAGAGTGGAAGTCAAACCCAAACAGGTTTACGAGGCCAAGAGTCAGGTTTTTTCTTTCTAGGATCACCATCTGGTGCGTCAGGCCACCATCCATCCCAACCTTTAGGGGGTGGACCATCTTTAAACCAAACAGGGAAGTCATACAAAGGGTAAGTAGGAAAATAAGGCCACTTTGGTAAGTTATCGGGATTTGGTGGATCTATACGAGTAGGATTATTCTTATAAAATGGTGCATAACCGTCAACTTGAACTGGCCATTCTGAGGGTGTGTCAGTTTCATTCAATAATTTTAATTCAGATGAAAGCCTATCAACTTTATTCTGAAGTTGCTCTGATAGGTTCTTGTAATAGTTTGTTAGGTAATCCATAAAGTTATTTAGAAATTAAAAAAAAATTTGGGCTACTTACGGAGCCCAAAAGTTTAATAATTTTCTCTATCCCATCTTTCAAATCCTCGTTCTCTATCTCGTTGCGATGGACCTCGTGGAGCACTGTCTGGTTCTAATGTAGATGGTGTAGTTGGTGGAGGACGGCGTCTTCTTAATGCGTCATCCCAAATATCTGTTAATCTAGGCCATAGTTTATAATATTGATATTGTAAATTTTTCCATTGTTCTTTAGATATATTTGGATATTGTTGCATCCATTTGAACATTAACTCTCTCCACAATGTATACATAGCTGTACCCAGTTCAATAGGCCATGGTAATCTTATTCCATAAGTTCTAAATAGCCACGCTCTAAGATCTTCAATACCAGTTGATTCTTGGTTTCGAACTAGACTACGTATACGTTCTTCAAGGTCACGAATCTGTCTTTGTATATCTTCATAATCTATTTCTTGCGGTAAGAGTCCTGGTCCAATTGGTCTGTCGTGGCCTGGTGGAAGATCAAGAATCTCAAATGGAGACAATCTTGTTGGAGGTGGTAATTTTGGTGGAGGAATAGATCCAGGAGGAACCCGGTTTCTTCCCCGCATATCATTAGGGCCACCTAATCCGTCACCACCATCGTCAATAATGCTTTCGATTAAATGTTCTAATTTAGTTGCTTTATACTGAAGCTGTTCGCAAAGATTTTTGTAATAGTTGGTTAAGTAATTCATAAAATTTAATTAATAATTTTGTCTATTCCATCTCTCAAATGATCGTTCTCTGGCTCTAGGATTTGGTTTTTCCCTTGGTGGTGTATCCCAATTTTCAACGTCTAAATATGACGGCGTAGGATGCCGTAGTATCTCTTTTTTCCAAACTTCCAACAGACGCTTCCAATTATTTTCCAAAATTTGTTCTAAAGTTTTTCTTTGCTCTTTAGTAATTGAACCAGGTGGATATTTTGCATTTAGAGCTCTACGGATTTTGTCTTGTATCGTCAAAAGAGGATCTCCGGGGTCATCTCTAAGTCTTATTCCAAATTGTAACCAAAGCCATCGGCTGAATATATGAATTCCATTACCATATCTCATTCTCATTAATAATTGAAATAATGCTTCAATATCAAGCATCTGTCTTTGTATATCTTCATAATCTATTTCGGGAAGCTGAAAACGAGTCGGAGGTTTTGGAAAATTTCCAGGAATAGTTGGTCCGTCGCTTGTGGGTACGATGTACATGGGAGTTGGACGTGGTCCTTTTGGTGCAGGAATAGATCCAGGAGGAACTCGATTTCTTCCTGACATGTCATTAGGACCACCCATTCCATCACCATCGTCAATAATGCTTTCAACCAAATGTTCTAATTTAGTTGCTTTATACTGAAGCTTTTCGCAAAGATTCTTGTAATAGTTGGTTAAATAATTCATAAAGATATTTATAAAACCGAAAAATAGAATAATGAAAATTAGATAAGTCAATATAGGAATGAAAAAGGATCCAATATCTGGATCCTTTTCTTTTTAAAATTTTTATTTAATTTTAATACTGGTTAAATGGTCTACCAGTTCTCATTTTAAATGAAGCCATATCAGATGGTGAAGGGAATGGTCGTTGTAGATTTCCGGTGTATGCATTTTTTGTTTGTGCAGCTACAACTTCTTCGCTGGAACCTTTTTCACCGGGATCGGAAGTATCAAATGCATCTGCACCCAAATCCCATGGCTTTTCTGATGGAAGATCACTTTGTTTTACACCAGTTTTGATGCCCATTGATGAAAGTGGCATATCAAGATCTAAAATTCCTGGTTTCAATGCTTCGGCTTGAGCAAATTTTGCATTTGCTTCTGAAGCACCTATATGATTAGGCATTTCATTAAATCTTGTTTGTTCGTCACGATAATATTGCAATCTTGCTTTTCTTTTTGCAAGTTCTTGTTGCATCAATGCAGGATTACCTGTGCTGAGTGCTTTTTTCAAACCTGCTTCAAGAAGATTTATTCTTCCTTGAAGTTGTTCACATAAATTTTTATAATATTGTGCTTGATAATCCATAAAATTATTTATTAAAAATGTGGTGGTTCAAAATTATCTTTAGTCGCGCTTACACAAACTTGACGATATCCTGGTTGTCAGTAACGTCTTGCACTATAAGAAATTCCAGCTGAATTAATAACTGGGAATCTAATGGGGATTCCATTATTTGCTGCGGCTGTGTTTTTATTCCAGCTACTTACAGTATCCAAATAAAAATCTGGGCTGTTATCTTGGCCAGCTCTTTGGATAGCACCAGCTACATGTGAGCAAAAATTATACCAACAATCTTGAATATCAGGAGCATGCGAGGGCCAAAATTCAGCTCTAAACCATGATGGTGCGGCATTATACATGTAAGTTATCCATAGATTGTATAAACCTTGCCAATTTGTTGCATCGATATAAGGTGTTTGTGGTGGATTGTCTCTTTGGTATATTTCCCATGCTTTAGTTTTGGAAAAAGCATCTGAGTCACCAACTTCTTCTGGGCGGCAAAGACCAAGCGGGCAATCTGGGCGGTCATCATTTTCCAGTATAACCAAAGCAGACTTCAATGTATTTGCTTTTTGAATTAATCTTTCACATTTATTTTTAAAATATGCTTCATGTTCATCTATTTGTTGCTTTTGAAATTTTTTAATGACATTATCATATGTATTTGCAAAAGTGTTAAATTGATCATTGAATGGATTTAGTATCATAAAAGCCTCTTTTTTATTATTTATAGTCTTGAAGTTTTAGATGTTTTGCCCAAAGATCCAGTTTCCGTATTTAATTTTGGTATTGTCATACTACCTGGAATTTTTTGTGATGATTGGTATCCCGAATAAATTGAAGAACTATTATTATCTAATCCGGGTGAAAGTGTCAGCGCATCAACTGTGCTGGTTGCTTGGCCTCTTATAAGTTTATTAAAAGCACTTTCTTTGGATGAAGGTGTAGATAATGTTGGTACTACTGGTGGTTCAGACGACAATGTATTTACAGAAGCAGGTTCTGATGGAGTTGTAGTAAGAGGATTGGTCAAAAGTTTAGTTTGAGCTATTTCTTGTTGTTTTTGATTCAACAAATCATTTAAACGATCTTTTTCTTCTGGTCTACCAGTTGTAATTTTCTTTTGTTGTAAGATATCTTTCTTATCTTTTTTCAAAGAATCCATATAATTTGTAATTGATGGATTATTTGAAGTTCCTTCTGGACCAATACCCAGATCTTCTTTAAGTAAAAAATCTTTAAATTTTAGCATATAATTATTTATTAACTTATTCTTTTGTAAATAAACTTTTAACAGACTTAATGATTCCTTTGGCGGAATCTAAAGTATCTGAAACTTTAAACCCTTCACCTTTTTCTTCCTCAAATTTTCCTTTGGGGCATCTTAATGTTGGCATGTAAAGTTTTTCTGATAAAGCTGCACGTGGATTACCAACAGAACAACCACATCCACCTTTACACCAGCCAATAGAATCATGGTTTGGTTGTTTATTTGATAGTGGAATATTGTTTACTCTGAATTCGCAATTCATGCAGATTTCTTTTCTTTTCTCAAAATTTTCCTTGGATATTTTTCCTTGAGTTGCTTGAGAAGATTCTGCCTTTAGATAACTAGAAGCTTTTTCTATAAATGATTTTTCAGATTTCATTTGTTTCTTTAATTCTTCAAATTTTTTAATACCTTCTTGTGTTTTATCGTGCAATTTTTTTATTTTTAGATCAATATCTTCTTTTGTTTCTGAAAGAATAATATTTCCTTCAACTATTCTTGATGATTCTACATAAGAACTTTCAATAGATTTTCTTTTATCGCATCTTATGCAGAAATTAAAATCTGGATTTTTTGTAACATTTATTGCACATGAAGTGTCACATTCTTGATTAGTGCTCCAGTGTATACAATTAATTACAGGTAAATTAATTGTATGATTTTTGCATGGAATTACTTTTGGTAATATTGGATTGTTATTCATATAAATTATCTCTTAATTTAAAATACTGATATCGTTCCATAATCAGTGATACATGGTGTGTCTTGATTTTGTCCTATTTTGTTGATTTGACATTTGCATCCACTACAAGGAGTTGGGCCACCATCTGCTTGTGACAGACATGTACCCGAACAACCACTACTGTTTCCACCAAACCCTTGTATTACGCAATCGGTATAATCAACCCCCGGATTACAACATGTATAAGGTTGGCATAGGTCACAAAATTGAGTAATATCTTGTACATCACTACAACTTTTCGCATTATCTCCACAGCCTGTTCGTTCGGAACAACAACCTTTAGTATCGGCATTGCAGTTATTTGGATCGTCTGAAAATACATATTGTGAACATTTTATAACTGAACACGATTGCCCACCCCTTGGACCTCCAGCTTCTTGAAAACAGAAGTTATCGGGAGTTTCTACTACAAAATTCCATCTTGTACCATTTTTCCATTCGGGGTAACTAACACCAGAAGCACTTATAAATACTCCTTCTATGTATGCGGGTGTGAAGCTCCCATCAAAAGTGTAACAATCAGTTTCTTCACTTCCATCTTGAGTATCGCAAATAGGATCTGCCCTAAATGTTACACAACATTTATATTTTGGAGATTTAAAATTAAAAGTTCCTTTGACAGTTCCACCAACTATAGAATATGTTAGTGTAAGATTGTCACCATCTTTTATTTTAGGTGATTGATCTTCACAGCCACAGCAATCTGAACCGCAAGTCATTATTCGGTCACCATACCATCCACTATCATCTATAGGATAAGCAGTTGCAAATGGTGCTGTGCAAAGATTTATAATATTTGCAGCAGAAGAAATAGGAGCACCAACTAAATCTACACATTGTTTGCAAACTTTAATTCTATAACCATTTAAAGTACAATTTTCTCCGCATATCTTTTTTATATAAGATGTTTTTTCTAATTTTAATAACTGTTCTGCTTTTAATAGCATGTCATTATTGGTCATACCAGCAAATAAACATGGATTTAGTACAACTTCCATTGCAGTAGCTTCATATTCTTCTGTTTGCTTCGATATATAAATGCACATTTGTGTTTCGTATGATTTATGTTCAACTATGACATTATCATAAGTTACATATTGTGCCATCTCACATTGTTCTTTTTGGCAACCACATTGATCACAACATATGGCTTTTACTGCATCAGTAGAAAGGCATGGAGTTCTTTCTATATGTGCTTTAAACCCAGTAAAAGTAGCGTCAAAACACCCAGTAGTTGGAATACCACTATCACATGGATTTGTTAATATATTTTGTGGCGTATAAGTTACATTTTTTGTTTTGCTGTCCATTAATAGTGGGCCAGCTCTATACAAATTTGTAAAAATATAATTTGGTAAGTTAGATAACGATTTTTTAATTCCAGCAAAAAGTCCAGTCAAATTAAAAGGAAATGGAGTATTACATACTAATGGAGTAATATTACATTTTTGATAACATGATTGATCACCATCCCAACACCCTTCAACATCACATATTCTTCTTTGAGTGCATGCATTAAAAGAAAATGTTGTAATTAGTTCTAAAGGCACTGCCTCTTCTTCTGGGCAAAATCCACAAGAACTATTTCCACCGACTCCATACAGATTTCTTACACATAATTTTGCATTACTGTGAATAAATGTTAAAAATCCATTTATTCCTTCTGGGTCCGGGAATGAATAATCATTATTAAAAACAACACGACAAATACAATCGCCATCAGATGGACCTGTATTGCAAATTATTGTGACATTTGAATTTGATCCACTGTCATCACACAATTGTTGTTTTAGCTGATCAATATCAAGAGTATCTGCATCAGCATAATATGATAACGAGTTTCCAAGATTTATTTGATTTTCGGAATTAAATCCATCATAAAAATCATAAAGAGTATTTACACTATCATTACCAAAACGTCTCCAACCAAATGCTGGAATACACAGATAATAAAATCCAGATGGTTCATCTATAGCTATAAATGGAGAATCTGTATCTACTCCACTACGACATATGGATTTATATTTTGGAGCAGTATCAGGATCTGAACAATAACATCCCTGCAAATTTCCTTGGGGATCTATAGTACTTGTACAATTAAAATTAGGTGGTCTACAGATTCTTTCACCAATAAAAATATCACAGCATCCTGTTACAGTAGAAAGATCTATGCCGTAATCTTCATATAAGTTTTTAAAAAAGTTTCTAGAATCAGAATAATTTGCAAAAACATTTGTTGTGGGTACAAACCATTTTACATTTGATGGTATTCCATCAGCAATATATTCTGGCTCACATCCTAAAGTGCAATAATAAAGATCATAAGGATCAGTAAAATCATCGTCAAGCCATGTAACTAAAATATATCTTTCGCCATTTAATTCAAATGATAATTTAACATCAGTGGCTCCAGCAGAAAAAATGGAATTATAATCTGGTAAGTTTGCAAAAGCTTCACCTGTAATAAGTGAAACTTGTCCTTCACTCAAACAAATATAATTTGGTCCATTTGGAAATACTCCACGAACATCATTTGTTGATTGGCTTTCATTGCACGGACACCAACGGGTTCTATGATATTCAGCACCTTGTCCAGGTTGCCCATTAAAAAAAGAAACATATTCTGTATTAATTGCCTGTAAATATCTTCCAAGATTATTTGCACCAATACCCGAATCTTTATTTAATTTTTCAAAAAATGGGCTGCATCGGCTTCCGGGACCAATACTAGTTCCATCAAATCCTTGATCTATTGGATTTTGTGAAAATATATCAAATTTTGTAGATGATCCACCACCACCAGAACTGTTAGGTCCACCACCACCACCTCCAAAATAACCTGCACCACCACCACCACCTACATTTTGAATTGGTATATTTCCCGATGGAGTAGGTCTATAACCATACCCACCTACTCTAGCATATCCGGCGCCCGCATTAGCCCCACCAGCACCACCCTGTGTTTGTGTTGCTGCATTTCCCGGAGAAGGGCCGTCACCTGGCTCGCCATTATCTACACCACCATGTCCACCAAATCTACTATCAAGATTAAAATCAGCTCCCGCTCCTGCACCAGACCCAACCACATATTCTCCACCTATTTGAAGCGCTTGTGTATTATTTCCCTCTTCTATTAAACCCTCTACTATACTACCAGTTCCATATGCTACCGCACCACCACCCCAACCAGCAAGAGGAAATCCACCACCACCTCCATATGGATCTTGAGTAGATGTGGAAAAGTTGGTATGGATACCACCTGTGCCACCTCCTCCAACAAAAACGGACATCGTAATTGTTGTTGTGATATTAAATGGTACAAGATTAAAATCAATGTAAGCACCATTTCCACCATAGCCTTCTCTTGGTGCTCCACCACCAGAACCACGCAACATCATTTTTATTCTTCTAGAACTATCTTTTGCAATTGATAATCCCGTTTCACCAATACCTGTAACGGTAAATGGAAAATGAGGTTCATCTAATCCTGTTGTAGATGCTGTTGGTGGAAAATCATTAAAAATAATATTACTTCCAACACGCTTATAGTATTTTGTTGTATATTCATAACATTTGATAGCAATGTAATGTTTTACAAGCGGATTTTCTTCTTTACAGCAGCAACCTTTTTTAGTCATACGAACCTCTACACTGATTATTTATAGTATTGTTAGACCATTATCAGTAGTGTAATATATTTGATGAAAACTTTCCTTACACCATTTTTCACAAACAGGGCAGGGTTTAGAGTTTCTGAAATTGCCAAACCTGTTGAATCTAAAGTTCAACAAGATAAGTTTTTTATCCAACAAATTTTTTGAAATTTTTCTAAAAGCATCAAGCTCGGAATGCATTTCTGCAAATTTATATCCGAGCCTGAAACTTTCAGGATGTGTTTTAAAAATATTTTGACCTACTGAAATAATTTTACGCTTGTAAATAACCAAAGATATGTGCTTTTTCTGTCTTTCCATTGCCATAGAAAGAGGCTTAGCAATAGGCATATAATTTTGCAGTACGGTCTCAATATTCATTACGTAACCAACTTAAGTTTCGGATTGCCAGCCGGCGGATCTATTTTGTTTCTAGGAGTTACTATACCACGATTCAGACTAGAATCATATTGGTTTTTTAGTTCATCAAGAGGTTCAACTGTAAAAGCAATAAAGCTTTTTGGAATAGAAACACCTTTAGATGCTTTAGTATAAATCATCCAAGGCATCAAACCAATTTGGCCTTCACCAACTGGGATGAGGATTGCTGGATCCTTGATAAGCCAAGAATCACCTTGATCTTCAAATCTTGCGAGAACTTCTTCACCTGAATTTAGTCTAAATAATTTTACGTTCATATGTTTCCTTTACAGGTTTTTATTATAACAGGTATTTTAGCACTAGCAAGTAACAATATTATGAAATCATTTCAACAATTTTTAACTGAAGCCAATCAAAAAATTCAATGCGATATTAATGGTATTTGCAAAGTAATAAAACAATATGAATCTGCTGGTAACGAACAAAAAATTCTTTCTGTCTATAAAGACAGCAAAGGATTGTCTACAATAGGACACGGACATTTAGTAACTCCACAGTCTCCAAAAATCTTTGCTGAATTAAATATTAGTCCTGATGTCTTGACTGGCAAAGCAAAATTAACACCAGAACAAGCAGATAAATTGCTTGAAAGAGATGTCAAAACTCGATTACCTCAAGTTGAAAAATTAGTTCCAAATTTTAATACTTATTCTTCGGAACTTCAAGGTCAACTTGCATCAGAACAATTTAGAGGTATGTTAGGAAAATCTCCTAGCGCTCTTAAAAAATTAAACGCAGGAGACTTTTCTGGTGCATCTACAGAATATTTAAATGCTAAAGATTATAGAGAATCTGTAAGAGATAAAACTGGTATTGCACCAAGAATGCAAAGTTTAGCGGATGCAATTAAAACGGAACCAGAACGTCAGAAGAAACGTCAGCAATCTTCTCTGCAAACCACTCAGGCGTCTCAGTCGCCTTCCACTTTGCAAACGCCGCTTTCTCGTTGATATAATAACTACGATATGCAACTACTGCATTTTCATTCTTATATTGTTCTGGCATTGCCTGAACAAAGGTAGTCAACTTACCTTTTGGCAAATTAATAGGACAGTCATACAATTCATTCAACAACATAGATTCCATTGAATGAATTTTGCCATAGCGGCGAGTGTATTCTTTACACAATGCATATGCATGTTTCCAAAGCCAAAGATAATTTTCTGACGTTGTACGTGTCCAAATATTGCATGGATGATTAATCATTGCAGCCTTGCAGATATTCTTCTTTGTACATACATGCGTAACATATCTACGCTTACCAGTATTGACTTCCAATGGATCGCCATCCAAAACATGATGGGCAGTTGAAAGCAACTGGCAAGACTCAAGAATCATTTTTACAACGTGCTTGTCGCACATCATACGAGCGGAAGTAGCAGCATCATTGTCCAAAACAAAAATATTCATATTTCGTGATTCTCAAAAATGTTGTTTATAGTACGATTGACCTTAACCATTGTACCACGCGAATACAGTTCAGGCAAATTAAAAGCACCCACATACGAACAAGCAGAACGCAATCCACCAAGAATTTCTTTAACGGTATGATGTACAGATCCACGATAAGGTACTTCCACAGTGCGGCCCTCGGAAGCACGGTAATCCTTAAGCCCTCCGTTGTATTTTTCATTTGCAGTTTTGCTGGACATACCATAATGAAGCATCGTGAGTGATGCGTTATTATTGGAGTGACGAATTTCTCCACCACACTCGTCATGGCCTGCAAATGCACCTCCAGCCATAACAAATGCAGCTCCAGCCACAAAAGACTTAGCAAAATCACCGGGATGTACAATTCCTCCATCAGATACGATCCCAATACCTAACGCTGCTGCGGTTTCCACACACTCTATGACCGCCGAGAGTTGGGGATACCCCACTCCGGCTACTCGGCGCGTCAGGCACATCGACCCCGATCCTATTCCCACTTTTACGAGGTCGGCTCCAGCATCTGACAATACCACGACCCCCTCTGGGGTTACTACATTCCCTGCAATCAATATTGACTTCGGCCATTTCTGTCTCACTTTCTTTATAAAGTTATGAAATTCTGTCATGTAACCATTTGCAACATCAACACAAACAAAAGTTGGATCATTGATCGTTGCAGTATCAACAAACAACTTACTCTCGGCATCCAGACCAAGAGTCAACGAAACATATTTTTCTTTATCGGGATAACTGGTGGCAAAGGTAACATAATATTCACCACCCTTTTTCAAACAAGTAATCATCTTGTACTCTGACAATACAAGAGCCATCTGGTGGGTTCCAACAGTAGACATATTTGCTGCCATAATAGGCACACCAGTCCACGTAGATCCACAATTAAAGGTAGTACCGACTTCAAGATTTACATCTTTACGAGACTTAACACTTGAAAGCCTTGGTACAATGAGTGCGTCTGAATAATCTAGTTTTGATTCGTAGTTTAAAATCATGACCCACAATAATGACACATATTGGGAACAGGTCAATAATTATTTTGATTCTTCTATTCTTTGTATTGCATCACGAAGACTTAACATTTTGTTTGCTAATTCTTTTGATGTAATCTTATCCCGAAGATACTCTTCATATTTTGAAAGAATAATCTTCGCTTCTCGGAAAAGTATTGCATGTAAATGATCAGAATTTTTGGAATCATTGGACATCAATAATATTTATTGAATTCCACTCGTGTCATCTCTGACAAATCTTATTAGATTTTTCATATAAAAAGAAGACCATCCTCTTTTAATTAAATTCCAAACCAAAACTCTGTCTCCCTCTAGCCCTGCAAATGAATTTAATCTAGTTTGAAATTCATTACCCGGTACACTATTTTGAGACAATGAACAAACTAATCTATCAACATTTCCGTCTACTTGAAAATATTCAATTGTACAAACTCCACCTAACAATTCTAAAAGTGTTTCTTGCTGTGATATAAAACGAGATTTATAAAAAGTATCATTTGTAATTATTTCAACTTCAGCTTGATAATCTGATGCTGGGTCATAAATTTTATTTTGAAATGTAAAATTATTCATTTCCAAATAATTTTCTGCAGATCCATATATTCCTTTTATATATTTGTTAAACTCTAAATCATTTTTACTAATATTTTTATATTTTTCAATTCTATATTGTGAGGAAAGATAATCTTCTTCTTTTTTTCCTTCACGTTTGCTTATATCGGATAGATTGGAATCTAAAAAAGAACTTTCTAGATCATCTAACACTTCTATAGATAAACTTTTATTTATAGGTTGATTTATTCTAACATCAATCGGTGGATATTTTTCATTAATATCTAATGATGGTAATAAACCATCTAAATCATCACCGGGAGTTTTTGAAAACTGACTCATTAAATTTTAATTATTATTTGTTTTTCTTTTATTAAAACATTTTTATAATTTAAATCTTTAACTAATTTAAAAAAATAATCTTTTGGGAATTCTTTTTCTACCATCACAAATATATCTTGAAATGGTTGTTTTTTAATTTTATCAATATCTTCTAAAACTTTTTTAATGTCAGTATCTACTGTTTTAGCATCAAAAGATAAAAAAATTTCTGTTTCTTTTAAGTTTTCTTTTTTTGTCACCATGTCTTTGGAGTTGGTCTAAAATCACCTAACAAAGATTGCCTATTATCGCCACCAATTTTTTGAGGTGGTACTATATTTGGTTGAAAGTGCCTATTGCTCTCACTTAGAGGAGATGGGGCATTTTTATATTTTTTATGTAAATCTTTTATTACATCTTCCAATGATTTTTGTTGATTGTGTTTCATCTTCCACTATATCCTTTAAAGATAGATTCTCTTGCATCGCTTTGTAATTTTCTTGAAAGTAATCCAACTACATCCCCTTGTAAATGAGAGGGAATATCTTTCTTAATAATCTTTCCTAGTTCCATTGCAAATTCTTTTGAATCTGGAGAAAATTTAATTTTAGATACTGCATTTATAATATTTTCAAGAGCAGTTACAATTTCACTTTTAATAGGGATTGATTGATCAGATAATGTTTGACCTATAATATTTTTTACTGATGATTTTGAACTTATGGCCTTAACATCCGTATCTTCAAATCCGTGACCAAAATTACCTTCAGTGAGCATAATAGATTGTATTACGTTTTTAAATTGTTTATTGTTTAATCTCATAAAAATATTTATGATAAATAGTTATATCATGTCCTGCATTAAAGTAATATTAAATTTTCAAAACGAATTAAGACTCCATCACTGGGGAACTCAATCATATTCAACTCACAAAGCTCTAGGTAATGCATATGAGGCTATTGATGGCCTTTTAGATACCTTTACCGAGACATATATGGGCGTGTATGGTAGAGACGAAATCTACCAAATCAAAGAAATGAAATTTAATGGCCCAAATGAAATCAATGTAAATAGCATATTAGATTCATTTGAAGATTTTTTAATGAATGATATAAACAAAGAGATTAATTCCGATCAAACTGCTTTGTTAAACATAAGAGATGAAATTTTAGGAACTGTACAAAAAACAAAATATCTATTGACTCTTAAATGAGAAATAAGAAAAAAATATTAAATACAAAACGAAAACAAAATGAGAATCATAGTTACTATTTTGTAGCACATGTTGATTCATCTGGAGAAGTAACTCCATTATTGCTAACAGACAAAGAATTTTTAACAGCAAAAAAAAGAGCAAATAGAAATAAAGAAGACGTTCCCTTAGATTTTATTGTGTTTTCTCAGTTTCATAAAAATTAAAGGAGTAGTTATGAAAATTTCAGAGCTTGTTTATGAAATACGAAATTTAGCCCGTAAAGAAGAAGATCCTGTCAAAAAGGATCTTTTTTATCAATGTTCCAAATCAATGGAAATTCTTGGAAATATAGCCAAGATTGCCGATCTTGCGGTTGCAGAACATAACGCCACAGAAGTACCAGCAGTAAATGAAGAGGATATCATCAAATGGAATATTGATGATGTAACTTTAAAAATGCTTGAAGAGTATGTGGATTCTTTAGTCCAGTATGGATTTATGGACAAAGATGATAGATGGCCTTATGGCGATCAACCATTTACAAAATTTGTATCAAAATATCTAAAATCTCAGATCGTAAACGATTCCAACATAGAATAAACTTTTGCTGGAATTGTTTTATGGCTAAGAACAGCCATATTTGATGGCATAATTTTTAAAACATACTTGCTATAGTATGGATTTCTTTTAAAAGAATCAAATTTACGAGTTCTTTCCATCAAAAAATGGCTATAGATGTATACGTGGGCACGTTTTGCGTACATTTTGCTATTAATAGCCAAATTAAAGTTCTTAATTATCTTAATTGCTCGTTTTTCACAGTCTCTTTCCATTGCTCGTACTATAAAAAATGCACGTTTTATCTTTTTAAGGGGATAATTTTTGCCTTTTAACCAAGCATCAACTATAAAAGATGCTTCGTATGATTTTTTATAAATTTTAGAACTGTTTATATATTGTAAAAAATGGCAATATTCGTGTACTAGAACATGCATGAATTCATTTGACTTGCCAGCCACGGCTATAGCCTTGCCAGACTCATCAAAATAGCCTGAACAACGGAAACCATCAACATTTACATGTTTTCCACGACCAATAATAAGTTTCATACCGTATTGTGCGAGATGTTGCCTCACAAATTTTACGAACTGACGATTGCTCTGTCCCATAGGGCCTCCTTCAGTCAGAATTATTTAGGGAATTACTTGACAGTGAAATTGTATGTAGTATAGTATGGCAACTTCTTAAGAAAGGAAATTTATGGAAATTACTAATGTTGACCGTCCGACCAAGATTCAAAGAGTTTTTGATTACATGCGTAAGGGTACTCCCCTAACCGCAGGCGAGGCTCGCAAACGTTTCCGTGTTGGAAACATGCGTGCAACTATGCACGATCTTCGTGAGGCATTTGATCGTTTTGAAATGAACTACACTGTGGTCCGTGAGCTTCGTAATGGTCGTTCTTATTACCGCGTATCTCGTAATCGAGTACGCTAAGTTAATAAGAAGGTCTGTGTGAAAAACCCCGCCGTTTTGGCGGGGTTTTTTAATTTACGTTTATTTGTAGATTTATTGTAGTTGGACCTACAAATTCAATATAAATTTTTCTTGAACTTGTCTGAGTTTTAGTATAAATTAACCCAGATTGGTCAAATCCAGGGACTCCCATTAAATAAATTCCCGAAGTTAATGGTACTGTCTTAGCAGAATCAACATAATAATTTACATTGAATCCTTTTAATGAGGGGTGACTGAAGTCTAATTTGAATCCCGTAGTGATATTAAAATTCAATTCACTTGTTACTTGAAGAGTATCTGCACCTTCTGCATTTGTTTTTAACGCATAGACATATGATGGTGTATATGTTCCTTCAAAATCATAACTTCCAGCCAAAATTTCTTCAATAAAGACAAAAACTGATCCATCATATGGTAGAGCTTTATCTGATGTTGCTGCATTGAATCCATTGTCAGTTAATCTTGAACAATATAAACAAGGTATCCATTGAGCGCTATAAGTACGACTTTCATATTGTGCTCTTAAAAATGCTTGTAACTGATTTTGATTTTCAAAACATTCAATTTGATTACCATCTGCATCAAAAACAACATAGCACCCAAGTTGTTTTCTTGTTTTGGATAAAATTTCTGGATTTGCATTTCCACGTAAAAAATGTGTAAAAGTAATGCCGGATGTGGAAAGATTTTGATTTGTTAATGCTATGTCAGTATATACTAATTCTCTATTATCTTTTAATTTTACAACAGAATTGATTTTAATTTTTCCAGCATTTGTTGTTGAACCAGATATCTCAATATATTCTTCTTTTCCAAATTGAGAGCCAACAATACCAAAATTTACAAAAGACTTACTTTGGTTTATAGTTAAATTATTTTCAATATAATTCTGAGCAGTAGCTCCACCACTATAACCACTAGTATATTGTGGGTAGTCAATAAAATTACTAGAATTGTAAAATTTATAATTTGCTAAACTTGTAAACCCAGATTGTATTCCACCAATTATAATTTTATCATTACCAGTTAAACTTTCTAAAGAAAAAACTCCACTTACATCCACAGAATAATCATAATTGGGATCATAATAATTTGCATTATTGAGTGCAAATGTAGTTCCAACTGGCGTATTTTTAAAAACTTTTTGTAAATAAGTAAGATCGGAAATATTATAAGATGCTGTATAGTCTATAAAACAACTGGTTCCTATAACAGAAACATTTGGTTTAGAATTTACATATCCTTGTAAAAATACTGGATCAAAAGTTGAACCATAAATTTTTACGCCATAATTGATTAAATTCTTACAAGCATTAAGAGCATATAATGACATATTACGAAGCCATGTAGGTTATAATTTGTGTTCCTGTATTTGATACTGCATACAACTTATTTGTATTTTGTATATCAAGGAAAACATTTTCTCCTGGATCTAGGGCATATCCATATGAGGAACCAACTAGTCCAGATGTGTTACCAACATAGATAAAATCAGTATTTGTAGAAAGTGCTTTTATGTTTATACCAGTCAAACATGTAAAGCCACCTGAATCCATTTGTTGTACTGCAGCAGATGTTGGGGACACTCTACCAGTTTTGAATGTTGTTGGTCTACCTACTCCAAGAGCGGTAAAATCTGTACGCAATCCTACTATTTGTCCATAAATTGCGGTTATACCATTTGTTATATCATTATTGGCAATACCTACAGTGTTACCAACAGTTACTGCTACGGCAGTTGCACCAGAAATTCCGGCAACCAAAACAGTCGAAGGAATTGTGGCTGTAAATGTTGCTCCAGTTATGGCAACCTTCAGAGCATCACCACTGGTTCCAATTGACCAGCCAGTTGCACCGACCAATTTAACAAAGATTGAAGTTGCGCCAGATGGGCCATAAGTAGAAATTGAATCAACGGTTGTATATAATCTACCACCAGTAATTTCAATTTGACTTCCTGTAAAAGTTTTTACGTATACAGGTGATCCAGTAGAACCTGTTGCAATAATAGTTCCGCTTATGGGAAGAGGATAACCACCACCAGTACCCTGTACGGTAACAAGCCCGTTGAATCCTGTAATAGAAGCGGTGAGACCACCTGCAACTGTTACTGGGAATGGATTTGCAGAGGAAGTTGTAGTTGCTACCCCCGTAATACCATGTGCCAATTTAAAGATTTGGAAGTGGGCAGTTGTTCCAGAATATTGAGCTACATCTGTAGCTACAGCAGCAGTTAATCCAGCTGTTTCAATAATAATGTTTGGGTCTGTATCTGAGGCCATTTGATATCCTATAAATAGTTCTAGAATATTTAGAAGAGTAAAATGATTGCTTTTATTTGATTATAGTATATTATAGTGTGGAGAAAATATGTATATAGACGATTCAGCTAAAGAAAAATTTTCTGTTAAAGTTTTACAGAGAGTATCTAAAACAAAGTTATCTTTTATGGAATGTGTTTTGGAACTCAGTGGAGAAATGGGATTAGATCCATCTGCCGCAGGAAAACTTTTAACTAAACCTCTTATTGAAAAAATTGAACAAGAGGGTAGAAAGTTAAATATCCTAAAAAGTAAAAAAAGTCCAAGATTGCCAGTTGACTGACTCAATTGGAACGTTATAATTAAAATAGAAAGGCCGAGGTAGATCCTCGGGTAATTAATATGGCAAGTTTTTCAGATTTTAAGAAAAAGAGTAAGAATTCTGTATCCGCACTTAGTGAACGTCTTGATAAGTTGACTTCAAAGGAAAGTTACAAAGATGACAGGCTTTGGAAGCCAGGAATTGATAAGGCAGGCAATGGTTATGCCGTTATTAGATTCCTACCAGAGGTAGCTGGCGAAGATAGTCCATTTGTTTCGGTCTATAGCCACACCTTTAAGGGTAAGGGGGGTTGGTTGTTTGAAAATTGTCCAACTACCACTGGCGACAAGTGTCCTGTTTGTGCAGCAAATACCGAACTATGGAATAGTGGCATCGAAGACGACAAGAACATTGCTCGTCAGCGTAAGCGCAAGCTAACCTACTTTTCCAATATTTTGGTAATTGAAGATCCTGCTAATCCAGAAAATAAGGGAAATGTTTTTCTTTATCAGTACGGAACAAAGATCTTTCAAAAGATTCAAAGCTTAGCACATCCAGAATTTCAAGATGAAGTTGCCGTTGATCCATTCAACTTCTGGACTGGAGCAGATTTTAAGATTAAAATTCGTAATGTCGGTGGTTATGTAAACTATGACCGTAGCGAATTTTCTTCCCCGGCTCCACTCTTTGCTGGAGATGATAAGAAGTTGGAAGAACTTTGGAAGAAGCAATATCCTCTGAAGCCATTTGTTGATAAGAGCCAATTTAAGAGCTTCGATGAACTTAATGAAAGGTTCAAGAAGGCTGTTGGTGATGATATCCGTGCTCAGTTTATTGAAACTAAGAGCATTGAAGATGATATTGAAGAACCCACTATTACAGAAGCAGAGGAAAAAAATCCTCTGCAATACTTCTCCGAAATGGAGAATGATTGAAAAAAGCCCCGCAAGGGGCTTTTTTTATGACCATGTAAATTTTTGTGAAGTTCTAGTCAACTCATCACCAAAATAATGCAGATCACCATTATATGTTGGTCTTGTTTCGGTAAATCCTTTTGGATCTTTTCCCTTATCCATTAGAGCCGAAACTGATTTATATAAGTTTTGTAAAGCAGGGTTTACCGTTCCATTTATTTCACTAATTACACCTGTGAATTCTTTTTTGGTTACAAAATTAGGTTCATTTGGTTTTTCTAAAATATTTGCCGGAGTTACCGTTTTGGGTACATATGTTTCAAAAAATGGTATTTGTTGGAGTAATCTATTAGTTGTATCTGTATCAACTGTTGTTGATGTGGTTGATCTTGGTCTTTCAAACAATTTTAAATCATTACCAAAATCAAATGGTGTATTCAAAGATTGATTTAATAATTCATTTTCGGGTAGATTTGATTCTCCCAATGATGCAACAGCACGTTCCGAATTAGAAGTAAAAACGTCAGGCTCAATTAAATAATTCTGAACAACTTGTTCAACTTTTACATCGTCTGAATTCGAATTTATTAAATCTAGTTTTTCTTTTTCTTCCATTTTTATCTACTGTATTGTCTGTTTAAAGCCATTTCTTGTTGCATTCTTTTTTCTTCTGCCAAAAGATTAATATAAATTTCTCTTTCCCAGAATAACATATTTTCAATATCTTCTAAAGACCATTTGTAATTATTTACCAAAGAAAAGTTTGTTTTATAGTAATCAAATAGATCTAAGAAGTTTGAAGCAATGTAAAAAAATTTAGGGTACCAGACACCTCTCTTTCTCCATCTTTTGCTGGGAGAATTGCATATAGTTCTGGTTGATTTTTTGAAATTTTCTCAATTTCTTTTAAGAAAGAATATGGTAAATTATCAATCAATTGTTTAAATTCATCGCTGATAAAAGTATCTAAATTATACACTTCATTTTTTACAATTATTGATGTAATGTACTTTTTAAATAAAGATAATTCATCATTTAAATCACATTCCAATATTTTCATAATTTTTGGAGTTTTAATTTTTGCATATACACCCTCTTTAATTTGTATATTAACGTCAGTAAGTGTATTTTTTACTTGAATGTTATCTATATTAATTTTAAAAGATTCTTCACCAATTTTAAGATTTAGTTCTTCACCAACACTCTTAGATCTAATCTTTAAATACAAGTACTCAGCATCAGCAAGACATAGATCATCTATATCAACTCCAGAACTGTTTGTTTTTAAAATGTTTACCATTGCCATCAAGCATAGTTTTTTATTTTGTTCTTTTAAAATAATTGATATATTTTTAGAATCTTTTACTTTAAATGGTACAAATTTTACAGTTTTTTGGCTAACTGGTAATACGGTTTCGTAGGTTGGGTTCAACTCTTGAATAATATTTTTCAATTCGTTCATAATTTTAAGGGGTACTTGGGGTTGGTGTTACTTCTTGTTTGAATTCTCTAAAACCAAATGTAACAGCATATTTTAGATATTTATCGACAAATGCCATACTCATTTCAATTGGTTGTGTTTCTACAGGAAAAACTTCAAAAAAAGTTAATGTATTGTTAGTTCCACCATTAGGATTTAAAATTTCAATATTCATTGTACAGTTCTTAACAACTCTATCATAATATGGAGTTACATATGCTCCAAAATATAATGGGCTTGCGGAATTTGCTCTCGGGGATCTATAAAATACATTGAACCAATTATTAAAAAAAGTCAATAAATGTTGATCATTAGTTATTGGAAAAATTAATTGAACACCAAATCCTCCGCTTAAGATATCTTGACTGCGGGGAACAAATCTTCCTTGACCAAATCCCGATAAATTATCTTGAACCGTATTTATTGCTCTTGGACCCAATGCCATGTATTCGGCCTGCACATAACCACCGCTATCGTCCCCTAAAACTACGCCAGATGGCAAACCGCTAAAGGACACTTTAAATCTATTGGCTAATTGTAATCCATTATGGTCAGTAAAATATTGTTTTATTGATGTTATTGGATTAGTTGGTGTTGGCATTTGAGAATATTTCTTTTTCTGTTAGTAACTTAAATTGCATATTGTTCTTTTGGCAAAACGTTTTGGCTGCATTCCATTTTGCATTATTGATAACCCAGATAATTTTTTCTTTTTTAGATGCATTTTCTTTTAAAAAAGTTTGTTTAGCTGGCTTTACTTCTATTAACCAAGTTTGTAAATTATTTCCATTATTGAATTGAACTAAAAAGTCTGGAAAATAATTATGCATTTTCTTGTCAAGAGGATTTAGATATGGAATAACTATTTCCTCGGATGACCATTTTGTTATATTAATATTTTCATCTAAAAATTTACACACTCTTCTTTCCCATAAGGAACGACATACAATATTGGTAGCATCTCCAATATATTTTTTTATATTTTTGGGTTTAAATATTGTTTTGTATGCCATAAAAATATTTAGTTAATTTAAACTAAATAATAATATAATGGTTTACTTACGTCAATACCCCATAGCAAGTTCAAGTTTAACTAGCGAAGTTCCATATTGGTTAGTTTTTTATGCTGCTGATTATTCATTAAGAGCAGAAAACAGAACTCGTATAGGTATAGCCTCCAGAGCTCATTCTAAATTAGTCTTACCATTTCCAAAAGAACCTGGATATTCTTTACGCCATGAATTTGGAGAAGGAACTAATCCAGTTGGTCCAGTTCTTTCTATGGCCGCATTAAATAATTCTGGTGGAGATTTTGAACTTTTGTGGAATAGAATAATTGATCCGGCAAAATTTCAAAATGAATATATGTATGCCACTACTACATATAGAAGATTTTCTAACGTAACAGAAGCCACAATGGTTTCTGAAGCAAGAAGAGAATACAATTTTGAATATATTTTTGTTCCAAAATCTGCAAACGAAAGCATAGAAGTTAGAGATATTGTTGGAACATTTAGAAAATCATCATATCCTGTAGTGGTTGCAGGTTTGCCAGAAAGATCGTATCCACAATCACTTTGGACGTTAAGAGTAGCAAAAGGCACTCCAATTGGAGGTGGAGATTTAGATTTAAACTTGACTGCTGATTGGCTTGGTGAACCAATGCCATTGGTTTTAACTTCCATGGTAGTTAAATATAGTGATGCATCAGATCCCATTGTAAGGACTTTGGCAAATGGTTATTCTTCTGTAACTCTTTTAGGTTTAACGTTTAGAGAGTTTGAAACTGGAACTTTCAAACCTGGTACAGATCAAGGTGCAATGCTACTATCAAAGTCAGAAATTATAGGTATGTAATAATGCATTATTCTCAAAGTTTAGGAAAAATTTTATATACGACCGAACTTGGAACTTTTAATGTTAGTGATTTAACTTCGTATTTTATTTTAGAAAATACAAAATTAAGTGCTGCAAATGTTGACGTATCTTCAAATACTACTTTATTGGAATTATCTAATACAGTTTATTCTGATGTAAATCTTTTTTGGTATTTTTTATATGCCAATAACTCAATAAATCCATTTAATTTATTTGACACCGATACGGCAGATTTACTAAGTGAATATAGTACAAATACACAAATAAATTCAACAACACTTAGTGACGGGTATGATGTAATAGTTCCAGAAGGATCATTAATTTTACCTTGGGTAGCCAATTCTGGTGATACTTATAGTTATGGCTCTACTGGAAATTTTAGTCTAACTGGTGGATTTGGATTCATAAAGGAATTTAATCCATTTACAAAGGTAGCTACAATTATTCAACCAATTGGTGGTGTCACATTTGCCGTAAATCAAAAAGTAAATTATCTTGTAAATGGTGATACTTATAGTTCTATTGGATCTTATGGTGGTGAAACCAGATCAATTCAATATGTGCAAACTCAATTAGAAGCAACAAAAGAAATTAAATATGAAATTTATGGAAATTTACAAGTATTTGGTATGATGGAAGATGATTTGCCCATAACCGAAAAAACTGATAATTTTGGATTTACTGGTGCAACCAGTGCCATAAGTTATCAGCAATATGCACAAAACAAAAATACAAATATTCAATATTATTTACCATATACTTCAAAGTCGTTTCCATTTACAAAAATTACACAAAATTATATTGTCTAATATATGCCATACTATACACCTCTAGATTCTCCAATAAAATCAATTTTTCTTGGTGGTATTAATATAATACCACAAAATGATCTTTGTCGTTTTGAAAAAATTGAATTTACTGAAAGCGTATTTGATTTATTTCCAAATGGTTGTTTAGTTGTAAGAGATCTGAATGATGTTATAAGTTACGTTAACAATTTATCTAATAAAAATTTTACAATTACATATGATAATGGAAACAGCGAAACATTTTATATAAATGGAACTGTGCATTTAAATAACGCCGCATCAGAGACAGAAGAAAACTTTATTGGAATAAATTTTACAAATAAATTATTTCTTTTAAATCAAAATCTTTCTGTTACTAATTTATTAAAATCTTCTGGATTTCCACAAGTTTATAATATTGAAACTTTTTATTCTGAAATGGTAGCAAAAATAAAACAAAATTCTAATACTTCAGGCATTGATGCGCCCAAATTAACTAATTTGGGTTCAAGAAAATTTTCTAATGTAATAGCGTATCGACCAATAAATCCACTAGAAGGTAAAACTGATGAAGCCAGTGAAAATCCTATTCAGTACATGAATTATATTTCAAGCTTGGCTTGTGATTCAAATACTTCTCAACCAAGATTTTTATTTTGGACAGGATTTAATAATGATATTAATTTAAAATATTTTAGTGAAACTTTTGCCAATGAAACTGTATATGGTTATTATGGAGTATATCAACAAGATATTCCAAGTTTGATATCAGCGGGTGCGTTAAGAAAGAAAATTTACGTATTAACAACATCCCCTGCATATCAATATTTAAATAGACAGTATTATTATACAAGAAAAACACCAAAACTTTTAAATAAATCATCATCATCTACAACATCTGATGAGACTATTCTAATGAATCATCAGTTTTTGGATGATGGTACAAAGTATGATATTGAATTTGTAGTCGAATCAGGGGTCGTAAATAACTTATCGGGCACTATTGGATTAAGCTCTTTAGAATATACAAATCATTATGGATACTATAACAAAAATGATACATTTACTCCATATGGCAATTCTACTTTATTGGGAATGGAATATGGCGTAAGTGATGTTTACGCAAATAAAGATATTATGGGTGTGGTTGCTCCATATCCATTTATTGATAATCCAGAGATGTGGAAAAATATGTGGGATATGACTCCCGTACATCCTAATATAGGCACATCAATAACTGGATCTATTACAGCTACAAATACTAATTTACAAAAAGTTTTTCAAGTTAGAGAATCATCAAAAACTTCAACTTCTAAATTAGAAAAAATAAAAGAAATAGAATTACAAAATTTTGTTTATTATGTTCTTTGTTGTTTAAAGGAACCTGTAGATCAAATAGAACAAGAAGAGACTTTTTTTGCTTGTCTTACAGGATGGCAACTTGATACAACCAATCCAAAACTTGGTTTGAATGGTGAGCCTTTGACATATAGATATACTTGGAAACGAATTGGTGTAAATTTACTGTTTAATGACATTAATTTTTTTAATTTTACAAATCCAGAATTATCTCCTTGGGAACAAATGGATGAAGGTTCTGACCCACAAGATATTGAAACATGGGCTATAAATATAAATGAAAGAAAAAATTCTCTGTTAGGTGGCGATGTTTTAGGGGCATATTATGGTCCTGGTTGGTATACACAAAATTTAACAGAACCTGTTTTTAAAGATTCGGTTACTTATAGACCAATTGGCAATAGGGGTGGAAATTTAGAAGAATTCGTAGATGGTACTACCTGCCGTCATATTGTTATGATGAAAAAAATACCATTTATTCAAATTGTTTTAAACGCTAAAAATTATGAAGATGTAATTGGTATTGATCAGCAAAAGTTATTAGAATATATTGAAGCTTCAAAAGGAAAGTATCTATATTGCTTTGAACTATCTAACGTTACAGATGGTAAGTGCAATCCTATACAATAAGGAAATTTATGGCTGATTATATACCACAAGCTAAACAGATTAAAACAGTAAGTGCTGGTGAGGTAAGATATCTATTATATTCTCCCGGTTCACGGGATACTTATGAATGCGCAAATCCTTTTATTACTCGTGGACTAACTCAATCAGCCAGCACCTATGATGATTGTAAAAATAATTCATTATATGGAGCAAAGGTAAAAGCAGTTGCAGATGCTGTTGCTGGTGGAGAATTTATTCCTAATTGGTTTGGACCTCCATCTTTGACTGACGATACGCCTTCTTCAATTGATAGCGTTCTTATTGGAGATCTTTCTCCCGAGTGCGGTAGTATTGAAACCAAACTTGGTGCAGATTGGAAGGGTTGTTTTTGGGCTGCGCCTGATGCTTTGTTCAGCTGCGAATGCCCAGAAGTTGGTTCTAAGTACTTAGAGTACCTAAAACTAAGATTAAATGTGGCAACATTCTGGAATACTCCAGTAGAAACACCTATTAAAAGAAAAAGATTTTTAGATGCCATTACATATGGTCCAAAAATTACAATAGTAGTTGCTCCTGATCTCAGACTAAGACCTGGTGTTGTTATTGATGTTGCTGCAAATGCAATAAGCGGTTATAATACAAGTACATCAAATTCAGTAATAAGCAAAAAATATTATGTAATTTCTGTAAAAAGCACTCTTACAAATTCTGGTGTTGGAGAAACTGCAGTTACTGCTGTAGAACTTCTATACTAAATATTACGATGATAAATTTAAAAGATTTTAATATCTTAGGATTAAAAATTAGCTCCAGCGCAGAAAAAAAAGATATTGCGATGGTTACGGGTTTTAACGAATATATTCAAAAAATAGAAAATATTTGTAAAACACAAAAAGGTGAATTGCCATCGGACCCTTATGTGGGTTCTGATTACTATAATCTAATTTTTAATCCTTCTGGTATTCAAAATTTAATTGAAACAGATCTTGAAAATTATATACAATATGCTATCAAAGACATTAACAATATAAATGTTAGAATTAAATATTTTAATGATCAAAAAGTGATATTTGCTATAAAATTTTCTGCAGACACTTATTTAAAAAATCAACTGATGGAATGCACAATTGAGGTCCCACTGCAATGAGCTTAAACTTTAAAAATTTAGATGTTGCTTCTCTTGATTATAATGAAATTATAACATCATTAAAAAACTTTTTAAAGAGCGAACCTACTTTAAAAGATTTGGATTATGATAGTTCAGCCAGTGCAGTTAATATGTTATTGAACATATTGGCAACAGCAACGGCTTATAATGGTGTATATGCTCAGTTAGGTTATAAAGAATCTTTTGTTAGTACTGCTACTCTTTTACCTTCACTTGTTGGCTTGGCTTCTAATTCTTCTATACTTTTGGAAGTTAAAAAATCAGCATCTACAACCAGAAATATTATTACTTATGGCGCTCTGAGCGCATATACTCCGTTTTATGCAACTAGCACCAGAGGAACAAATTTATTGTTTTTTAACATAGAAGATGTTCCGGCAGCAACAACAAGCACAATAACTTTATATTGCGGATCCGAAGTTGTTCAATATGGTAGCTGGGATTTTAATAGTCAATCAATGACCTTGCCATTAACAGTAGATCCAAATACCATTACTATGGCATCAACTGATGTAGATGGAAATACTATTTCTTGGGAAAGAGTAGATAAATCAAATCCAGCCTCAACAACAACTGGTTATTATTTTACAGTTTTAAATACAGTTAATGGTTACTTGGTAACTTCTAATTTACCAGAATCGTTTGTTTTAACAAATGATTATACTGTTTACTGCAAAGCCGTTATTTCAAATGGCGCAGAGGGAAACGAAGCTACTTTAGCCACAAATAGCAGCTATGCTGGATTCTTAACAATTTCTACACCAACAGGCGGTTATGATTCTCTTTCCACAACAAATGCAAAATCAAAAATTAATTTTTCAGCAAGAGCACAACATCGTTGTGTTACTTTGACAGATTTTAAAAATGCAATATTGGCTTCTAGTATTGTAACTACATCAGAAGATCAAATAACTGTTGTCAATGCAGACCAACCAAGTACTATAAAAATTTATGTAAATGGTATCAGTGAATCTGAAAGCAATGATCTTATTACATACTTGAGTGACATATCAGTAGCTGGTATCAACTTAATATATTCACAATAAAATGCTTTTACTATTTAATAAAATTCCAGTAACGCTTGAGGTAAAACTCAAAAAAATGGTAGAAAATGCCAAAAGCACTTTAGGATCAGATTTTTATAATTTGGCCGGAAGTCCTTGGTTTGGCGATAAATTGACTGTAAAATCTTTATTTCCAAACTGGATTTATAAAGAATCTATAAAAGATCCTTCTAATGTATTAATTGTTAAAATTATTCAATCATATTTAAGATGGCTTTTTAGTGAAAAATATGGATACGGTGGTAAAATTGATTGGGAAAATATTCAATGCCCATGGACAATAAATGATAAATTTTTAGAAGGTTTATCTGATAAATATTTTCCATATGAAGATTTTTCTGAAGGTTCAGTTTTAAGAGATTTACTTCCAAACATTAAAAAATTTGCTATTAATTGTGATGAAAATTATTATAATATGAAAGGAAGTTGTATGGCTGTAAAATATCTTTTAACAACTTTAATAAATCTTCCGATAGATCAATGTGATGTACAAACTGGAAGCCCAGGTTTTATGATAGTCCGGGCAAATGTTCCAGAAAAATATAAACCATTTTTAAATAGATCAGTATATCCAGCAGGAACTTATATCTTATACGAAACTCCATGATAAGTAAAATAATGATGTTTGCGATGTCTATCGCATCACGTGGAAAAGATAATAATAAAATAAATGATGATGTAAAGAAACTGAGATATGTTTCTTGTTTTGGAATAGGTAATCCAAAACCATGCTCTAATCTTAAAAAAAGCGACAAATCAAATTTTTATTACTGTGGTGGATGTGGTTGTGGTGACCATAGCCACACATGGCTTTTAAGAGAACATGGAACATATTCTAAGCTAGATTATCCATATTTAAACTGCCCTTTAAAAATGCCAGGGTTTTCAAACTATGATCCAAACTCTCCAGAACAAGATTTGCATAGAAAAAAACAAATTGAAAATTTGCCACCTGAGATTGTTCAAAGAGTAAATCTTACAGTATCTGTAAATAAACAAAAACAAGATATGTTTGATGCTATAAATAAAATTATTGAAAATTCATAAATAATTTTATGGCGGCAACAACTAGACAACAATTTATCGACTATTGTTTTAGAAACTTGGGTGCTCCTGTAATACAGGTAAATATAGATCCACAACAAGCACAGGATCGTTTAGATGAAGCATTAGAGTATATGTTTGAAAGACACTTTGATTTTAATCAAAGGGCTTTGTTTTTATACACTATGACTTCTGATGATATTAACAGAAGATATTTTGATACCACTACATTTGGTAGTGCTGTTGGTGCCCAACCAAGATATGACCCATCTACTGGTATTACTGGTGATTGGCCACAAGCAACTGACATTAGAACTATTACAAAAGTTTATACACCATCAGATGTTTCTGGGTCTTATATGTTTGATTTGAGATATCAATTAACTTTATTTGATTTCTTTGGTTTGTATTTCAATCAAGGAGCTTTGAATAGTGGACCAATGGCATCCTATATGGAATCCATGAGTTATTTAAAAATGGTTAATGATGTATTTAATTATCCACCTGCCTATACATACACCAGAACAACTGATCGTCTTACATTAGATCTAGATTGGACTCGATTGGTTCCTGGATCATATCTTTTGGTTGAATCCTATGTTCAAATTGATCCAAATCAATATCAAAAAGTTTGGCAAGATAGAGTATTTAAAAAGTATTACACAGCATTATTAAAGAAACAATGGGCACAAAATTTAATGAAGTTTGCTGGGGTGCCATTGCCTGGTGGCGCCCAATTAAATTCTGCAGCCATAATGGCTGAAGCATTGAATGAACTAAATCAAATCGAAATAACGCTAACAAAAACACAAGAATTGCCACCAGATCCAATGATAGGATAACATTTGAAAAATCCGTATTTTCAAAATTATGAGCCAGAACAAGATTTAGTAGAAGGAATAACAATTGAAATTATTCAAGCTACTGGAGTTGACTGCTATTATATTCCTAGAGACTATCTTTCAATAGATAAAATATTTGGAGAAGATCCTGGTTCCTACTTTGACAATGCATATGTTTTAGAAATGTATTTACAATCATTTAAAGGGTTTGAAGGAAACGATGTTATCACTCAGTTTGGTTTGGAAATCAAAGATAAAGTAAATTTAGTTTTTGCTAGAAAAAGATTTAAACAAGAAGTTACAAATAAAAATTCAGCACTAACGAGACCTCGTGAAGGAGATTTGATTTATTTTCCACCATCAAAGTCATTGTTTGAAATAAACTTTGTAGAACATGAAAATCCATTTTATCCACTGGGAAGATTGTATTCATATTTTATAACAGCTGAACTCTTTACTTACAGTTACGAAAAACTTTCTACTTCTATAAATGCCGTTGATCAGCTTGTAAATAATACTAGAGGATTCTCTGGAAGTACAATAATTCCATTGAATAACGGACTTGGGACTACTGCTGGCGTAAATGATGTTCTTCAAACTGAAGCTGCGGGGTACACATTTGATCCGAATAATCCATTTATTGATTGCGAGTAATAAACTATGTTTGATCAATTTTATAACAAAAGCTTAAGAAAACTTGTAGTCGGATTTGGAACATTATTTAATAATATTAATGTTAGTCACCAAAACCCAGATAATCCAAATGATCCTTTGGAAATACGAGTTCCAATAACTTATGCACCCCAAGAAAAATTTATTAGAAGGTTGTTGGAACCATCATCTATTACTGACACCACTAGAATTGAAAATCAACTTCCAAGATTAAGTTATATAATGACAACTGTGGTTCCTGATTCTACACGAAGAAGATCAAAATTTATGCCTTTATTTTCTTCAAACCAATCAGGAGGTCAATGTTCCTCTACAGGAAATGTTATTAATGAACAAGTTCCTGTAAATGTTGGTTTTAGTTTATATGTTTATACACGACATATTGATGATACCTTGCAGATTATAGAACAAATAATTCCATATTTCAATCCAGATCATATCGTTGAATTGGATTTAAATGATGCTCAGACAAATGTAAGAATACCAATAATAATGACCAGCAGTAATATATCTGAGAGATTTGATGGAGATTTTGGTTCTAGAAGAGTAAATATTTCTTCTATATCTTTTATAGCTAAGAGTTACATATATGGAAAGGTTACGCCATCAGTTAGTACAATTACTTCTACTGATTTGGATTTTGATTTTAATAATGCTTAATAAAAATTTAACAAACTTTTTTAATTTGCCGGATGAAAAAGAATCTAAAGTTTCTAAAGATGTTGCGGGGGGGACATTTGATTTAGGAAATTTTCAAAAAGATTATGAATCTGTTCAATTAAATTTAAAAGATTTAATACAAAATGGAAATGTTGCTTTAGAAAGTGCCCTTAAAGTTGCAACAGAATCAGATTCCCCAAGAGCTTTTGAGGTAGTTGCAATACTCTTAAAAACAATGGCAGATTTGAATAATAATGTTTTGGATGTTCATAAAAAAGCAAAAGCAACAACAGCAGATATAAAAACGTCAATTAAACAAACCAACAATGCAGTTTTTGTTGGATCAACCAAAGATCTTCAAAATCTGTTAAATAAAGAAAGAAGCACTGAAAAAGAAGTGATTGAAGCTGAGGTTGTAAAAGATGGCTCAAAGCAATAACCAAGGTTATAGAAATAATCCAAAACTAAAGCATCCCGGTATTCAGTTAAATTATACTGAAGAAGAATTAAAAGAATACGTAAAATGTTCAAAAGATCCGGTTTATTTTTGTAGTAAATATGTAAAAGTTAAAACTCTAGACAGAGGAGTTATGCCCTTTGAACTATACGATTATCAGCAACGATTTGTAAAGACAATTCATGAAAATAGATTTACTATTTCAAAATGGCCTCGCCAATCAGGTAAATCTACATCAGTTATTGGTTACATTACACATTATGTGACCTTTAATCAGTCAGTAAGCTGTGCAATTCTGGCTAACAAGTTAAAAACTGCAAAAGATGAATTATTTGCTAAACTTCAATTAGCATATGAGAACTTACCACATTTTCTTCAACAGGGCGTGGTAGAATGGAACAAGACAAGCTTTAAACTGGAAAATGGGTCTAGAGTGGTCTGCGACGCAACATCGTCCTCGGCCATTCGTGGTGGCTCCTATAACCTTCTACTTTTGGACGAATACGCCTTCTTGCCTTCCCATATAGCAGAAGAATTTTATTCATCAACATACCCAACAATTTCAGCGGGTTTGACCACAAAACTTATTATTGTATCCACTCCAAATGGAATGAATCATTTTCATAAACTTTGGATTGATGCAAATAGAGCAGAAGGGCATAAATTAAAAAATAAATTTGTGCCTATTGAGGTATCTTGGAGAGATGTCCCTATAACTCCCGGTGGCCCACGCAGAGATGACGTATGGGCAGCTGAACAGATAGCAAATACAAGCGAAGAACAATTTCAACAAGAATATGGTTGTAGCTTTCTTGGTTCATCTAATACTTTAATTTCTTCAACAAAATTAAATGTATTGGCTCCAGAAGAATTTTTGTCTGAAGATAAAGAAGGCATAAGAACATTTAGAGAACCAAATAAAGATGATGTGTATTTTTTAATGGCTGACGTTTCTCGTGGCCAAGGGTCCGATTATTCAGCAATAACAGTAATAAATGGTAGCAAAACACCATATGAAGTTGTGGCTACATATAGAAACAATACAGTTAGTCCATTTCATTTCCCAACAATTATAAAAAATATTGCCGAAAAATATAATGGTGCTTATGTATTGGTTGAAACTAATGACATTGGTGGTCAAGTAGCAAATATTTTATATAATGATCTTGAATATGAAAATCTTTTAATGACCATCATTAAAGGAAGAAAGGGGCAAATTTTATCTCAAGGATTTGCAAGCAACCGTAGTGAATTTGGACTTAGAACCACTGCCCAAACAAAAAAACTAGGTTGTTCTATTTTAAAAAGGTTAATCGAAGAAGATAAAATTTTAATAAATGACGATAGGGTCATACAAGAATTAATGACTTTTGTGTCCAAATCTAATACTTTTAAAGCTGATGACGGGCACAATGATGATCTAGTAATGACTTTGGTGTTCTTTGCTTGGCTTTGTAGACAAGAATATTTTCCAGATTTAATTGAATCAGGAAAATTAAATTTTGAAGAAGCAAAAAATGCAGAAGAAGATAATACTTTGTTTATGTTAAACCCACTTGACGACGAAGATAAATACTCCGATGGAGAGGTTGTATGGTATCCTGCATAAAATTCTAAATATTTTTATTACAAGGTAAACGAATGCCAACATTAAATTCTTTTATTTCCCCTTCAATCTTTAGCACCGAAAGTACTACAAATCCTTTATATGCAGGTATGATCGCAGGAGCAACTTATGCGATCCCAACATTTACTGGTGCCAGCGGTGCCGCCTCAAACGATCCTGGTGGCCTTTATGGCTGGTTGATGTATAGCAGAACCCAATTGGCAAACCCAGTTCGTGGTACCACTAGCGAAACATATATTGAATATTCAGACTATAATAGCTTTATAAACGATTTAAATCTTTTAAGTGGTATAACTTATTGCTTAGTCTCAAGGACAACCGAAGGCGGTACACAAGGTTTCTTTTCATATGCTGGAACAAAAGTTACTCCAAGAACCAATGGATATGACTTTTTACATGCTTTAAATTATCTTTCTTACGGTGGTAGCCTTGTTATTGCTGGTACAACCACTGGACTTAAAAATTATTTAAATGCCAACTCCTACAAGTTAGATATTTTAATGGGACAAACAGGCAATACTGCTACTGTTCCATTTGTAAGAGATAATGATTATATCTTTGGAGTATTTGCATCAAGCAGTGATGGTGCGGGATTTACAGCAATTAACTATGATTCGTTAATGGGGCCTGCATTTGTTCCATTTAGCCAAGGTGCTACCGCATCCGATAGAATCTTTAATGTAGGGGCACAAAGTTTTAAAGCTCCGTTTGCAACAGATAGTTTAATTTCTAATACAACTCTTGAATACACAATTTCATCGGTATCAGATGTTGCTGGTGCATTTACCAGATCTAAGAATACAAATAGTTTGCCATTAACTGTAGCTGGATCTAATTTTTCTACACCACTAAACACAAAAATTAATAACATTGTTGATTGGAGTGATGAAGCTACCAAAAATATTTACAAGAAAAACAGAGTTAATTTTTATACAAAAATTGATACTAATACTTTTACCAATTATTTCTTAGGATCTGATTTGGTTGGTGCTACTGCAGGTGCAGGTGCCACCTATACTTCATCTGAAAGAGTTGGTCCTGCATATCTACAAAATTATATTCAAAATAATGTAAATGACATTTTGCTCAAATATATTTTTGCTATAAACAACTCTACAACCAGATCATCGGTAAGCACAGAAATAGGATCATTTATTCTAAGTATTTCGCAATACATTGATCCTACATTTACTCAAATTATATGTGATACCACAAATAATACTGATAATTCTGCTACATTGAGTGCAGATGTAACAGTAAAACCAATTCTTTCGACAACCACTTATACAGTGACTGCATCAGTATCTAATACCTAATAAATGTCATCTAACAATTCAATATCCAATTTTAAAAATGCATTTGGCGGTGGTACTAGAGCCAATAGGTTTGAAGTGACCGGAATTTTTCCAACTGTTGATGATTTTGGTGTTGGGCCTGTATCAGTTGGGGCTAATGAAACAAAATTTAAAATTTTTGCTACAAGTATGCCTAAAGCAGAAGTCGGAACAATTCAAGTTCCATATAGAGGTAGACTTTTAAATTTTGCTGGAGACAGATCATATGGCAACTGGGCAGTTTCAATATATGATGACAATAATACTAATAATCTATGGAAAGCTTTTAATACTTGGAAAGAATTATTAGACGGCCATTTAACACATCAAGTTGCAAATAGTGATTTTGATTATAGTACTTTACAAAGAGATTGGACTGTAAAACAACTTCCTTTAAATGGACAACCAAGCGGAACTACTCCATTAAGACAAATAACTTTAAAAAATTGTTGGCCAAGCCAGATCAGTAGCATGGATTTTGATATGGCAAAAGCAGATCAAACAATATTTAATGTCGTATTGACATTTGATTGGTATTCAATAGATATAGGTATCTGAACATGACAATACACATTTCTGATTTTAAAAATGCATTTTCGGGGGGAGCAAGACAAAATAGATTTGTTGTAACTGGAAATTTTCCAGGAGATGAACAAAGTGGTGGATCTGTATCATCATTTCATATAAGAGCCACACAAATTCCATCATTGTCAACTTTAACTTTAGAATACAATTATTTTGGTAGAAAAGGTTATTATCCAGGAGAAAAACAATATTCTGCTTGGAGTGTTGCGATTATAGATGATACACCAGAATTATATAATAGCTGGAAAAAATTTCATAATTGGCAAAATCAAATAAACGCACATACTACTAATATTTCTGATTTTCCCATAAATTATAAACAAGATGGCTGGACTGTTCAGCAACTAAACTTAAATGGTGAGGCAGATCCTTCATTAAAACAATTTAAGATGTATGGAGTTTGGCCGAGAAGTATCATGGATATGCCTCTTAATATGGCCAACCCAAACACAATAAATCAATTTACTGTTGTTTTTATTTACGATTATATAGAACTATATGCAGGAACTAATAAGATAACTGGCACTTAATAAAAGGTGATAAATAATCATATGGAAATTGAACTATTTGGATTTGAATTTGGAAAGAAAAAGACTGCAGAAAAAACTCAAGAAGATATTTTGCAAAAATTTTCAGTACCCGAGACTTACGATGGTACTGTAACTGTTGAGGCTGGTGGGTTTTTTAGTAGTGCTATTGATTATACTGGTGCGCTAAGAGACGAATCAAGTAACATTATTCAATATAGAAATATGGCCGTTTATCCTGAAGTAGATAATGCCATAGAAGAAATTGTTAATGCAGCCGTAGTAAAAGGAACTGACGGAAAGCCTGTTAAGATTGATTTGCGTGATGTTCCCATTTCCGATGGAATCAAAACTAAAATATACAAAGAATTTGATAGACTTACTCATCTATTAGATTTTCAAAACCGTGGATATGAAATTTTTAGAAGATGGTATATTGATTCAAAACTTTTTTATAATGTTATAATTGATAAAGATAATCCACAAGAGGGAATACAAGAGATTATTCCAATTGATCCTTTAAAGATTAAAAAGATTCGTAAAGTAAAAAAAGAACCACAAAAGGGTTTTCAACAACCCATAAGCATGATAACAGAAATTGAAGAATATTATCTTTATACAGATTCTGATAAAGATTCTTATCTGTTAACTGGCCCCGGTGGTCTTCATCTTTCCACAGATAGTATTGTTTATGTTCAATCTGGTTTAATTGACATGAATACCAAGAGAGTTCTTGGTTATCTGCATAAAGCCATAAGACCATTAAACATGCTTAGACAACTAGAAGATGCTCTTCTAGTTTACCGCGTAGCTCGTGCCCCAGAACGCAGAGTGTTCTATGTTGACGTTGGTCAATTACCAAAACAAAAAGCAGAACAATATATGCGTGATATGATGAGCCGATTTAGAAATCGGGTAATTTATAACCAAAGTACTGGTGAAATTAGAGACGAAAAAAACCATGTCTCAGTTTTGGAAGATTATTGGTTGCCACGGCGTGAAGGTTCACAAGGAACACAAATTATAACTCTTCCCGGTGGTAATGCAATGTCACAAATTGAAGACGTTGATTACTTTAAAAAGAAGCTTTATAATTCTTTGAATGTCCCCCTTAGCCGTTTGGTTGCTGATCAAACTGGATTTAACATGGGTAGGTCTGTTGAAATTACCAGAGAAGAAGTAAAGTTTTATAAATTTATTGATAGACTCAGAGCGCATTTCTCAAAACTATTTTATGATATGTTGCGCGTACAATTGTTGCTACGTGGAATAGTCACAGAAGACGATTGGGCTGCATTAAAGCAAGAAATTAAATTTGTTTATAATACTGACAATTATTTCTGGGATCTAAAAGAAGCTGAAATTCTTGCGGAACGCATCAAGATGCTTTCTATAGTTGAGCCATACGTTGGAAAGTATTTCTCGTCAGAATTTATTCGTAGAAAAATATTGAAGCAAACTGATGAAGAGATGCAAGTAATAGATCAACAAATGAAAATAGACATAGAAAAAATGCGTCAACAACAGATGCAACAGGCTATGTTGCAGCAAATGCAAGCACAAACAGGACAAGAACAATGATGGATTTATCTACTAAAATTTTAAAAAATGGAATTCAAAACCTTTTAGAGGATGAAGATCAAGCTTTTAAAAAGTCTCTTTCTGATTGTTTATCATTTAAAATTAATGAAGCAATAAATGAAGTAAAAGAAAATTTAAATGAAAAGTTTTTTGTCAATGAATCCATTACTGAGGAATCAGACGAATTAAAATATTTTATTGAGTTTGTTGAAAAATATGATTCAAAACTCAATAATAAAATTAAATTAAAAAACCAATCTTACTTATCTTTAACTGAAGGAGAATTTAAAGATTTAGTAAATTTGTTTGATAGTTTGTCTTCTAAAAATAGACAAATTATGCTTGAAGATATTTTAAGCACTCCACATCAACTTAAATCAAATATTAATTTTTATAAAAATTATAAAAATAAATAATCACAGTCTTTAACAATAATAAATAATAATAACCATGGAAAATAAAGTTTCAAATTTAATTAAAAATGTTTTAGAAGAAAATGCTGTTAAGTTTAAAGAACATACTTCTGAAATTTTGTATTCAAAAGTTTCAAATAGATTGAAACAACAATATGTTGAAGTTTCTAAAAACTTATTCAAGAATATAAATGAAAGGGTAGGATATCCGGAGTATATTGTTGAACCGGAAATGTCTGCACCTCCTCCTGCAAAAGGTGATGATAAACCTTCAAAAGAAAAAGGTTGGCCTGATCCAGGACCACCTCCAAGAAATCCATATCCAGATGGTCCTGGACCAAAGCCAGAACGTAAAAATTTTCCAAAAGGCCCTGAAGGCAATGAATTATATTTGGAAGCTCTGAGTGCTTGGGAGGCAAGAATAAAAGCAATACAAGAATATAAAAAGAAATATGCAGAATGGTATACTGCATATCAAAGGTGGAGAGGTAAGTATCCAACAACAGGTCCTGATGCTCCACAATCATAAAGATAAGAAAGATAATAAATGAAACTTATAACAGAATTAACAGAAGACATCAAATACATCAAAGAGAATGTAGGCAATGGAGATAAACATTACTTCATTGAAGGTGTTTTCATGCAGTCTGATGTTAAGAACAGAAACGGTCGGATATACCCCACCAACACTCTTTTAAAAGAGTGCAAAAGATATATCAACGAATACGTTCAAAAAGGCCGCGCTCTTGGTGAATTAAACCACCCAACTGGCCCAACTGTTAATCTTGATAGGGTTTCACATATCGTAAAAGAACTTTACCAAGATGGTAAAAATGTTTATGGTAAAGCCAAAGTTCTTGATACCCCAATGGGTAAGATTGTAAAAAATCTTATTGATGAAGGAGCTCAACTCGGAGTTTCTACACGTGGTATGGGTTCCCTAAAATCAAAAGGCGGATATCAAGAAGTCCAAGAAGATTTTATGTTAGCCGCTATCGACATTGTTGCTGATCCATCAGCCCCAAATGCTTTCGTTAATGGAATCATGGAAGGCAAAGAATGGGTATTTGACAATGGTATGTGGTCTGAAAGAGATCTAATGAGAAGCAGAAAAATTATTAAAAATTCTTCTTCCAAAAATCTTGATAAAAACATTGTAAAAATATTTGAACAATATTTTAGGAATTTATAATGCCATTATTTGAGCCATACACCCAAAATATTTTACTAGAGGCCACAAGAAGAAAAAGAACCACAACTCGTGTCACCAAAAGCCCTAGCGGTGGTGGTGGAGGTGGTGGTGGCAGTATGGGTGTAACTGGTTCAACAGGTGCCATGAATACTCCTTGGGCAGGAACTCCTGTTGCTCCTGGAACTCAGATGCCAGATATTTCTATTCCAACTCAAGCGACCTGGGGTTCAATTAGTAAAATGGCAGATTCTTATATTGACCATTATTTAAATAAAACAAATGTATTAGGTAATGTTGTCGGTGGTGTAGTTGGTGCAGTTAAGCCCTCTGCAGGAGCTGCAGCACAAAATGCCGCCTCTCTTATTGGAACGGATCCAGCAGTTAAATTTGCTGTAAAACGGGGTGTAAAAACTATTTTAGCACAACAATATCTTGGAAGTCCTTCTGGACAAATTGAGGATATTCCCTCCATTATTGGTGGTGCTATAAGCCAAAGTGTACATGGAATACCACCCTCAAAACCATCTAAGGGAAGCAGATTTGGAATTTTAGGTGATAAAGTTTCTGATAAAGTAGGATCATTGGCTGCAATGGGTATAGATCCTCTTGATTGGGTTACAAATGCATTTGGTGCACAGTCTGCACTATCACATATGTCTGGTATTGGTAGCCAAACTGCCAACGCTGCTGTAGGCGCTGGTGGCTATCTGGAACGAGGCAAGCGAAAAGGAATTTATTAAAAATTATAAATAATTTAAGTTTCAAGGATATACTAATGAATAATTTAAACCAACAATACACTCCCGTAAACGGTGACGCCCGTACCCCAGATGGTAAAGGTACCTTCACCCCACAACCAGTGGTTAAGGCCAATAATTTGGCTAAAGCCCAAGTCCCAACTCCAGTAGCAGCTATGTCTGGCGCATTTGCACCAAACATGCGCACACCTGGTCCTTCTCAAACTTCTCAAGAACCCGAGGATGAATATTATGAAGAAGAAGAAGCTGATAATGCCAATGAATCCAGTGAGCCAACTGAAGTTGAAGAAAACAATTCTTATCAATTCAGAAATGCTTTAATTTCTCTTCTTGGTGAAAATGTCTCTGGTGAATTGATTTCTCAACTTGAAGCTATCTTTGAAGCTGCTGTAAAAGAAAAATCAGATTCAAAAGTAAATAACATTGTAACTAAGATTGATGAAAATGTTGCTTCTTATCTAGAAAACGTCACCAATACTTTGGTTGAAAAGGTTGATGACTATCTAGATTATGTCGTAGAAGAATGGATGCAAGATAATACTCTTGCAGTCGAACAAGGAATTAAGACTCAAATTGCTGAAAACTTTATCGGTGGTTTGAAGAATCTTTTTGAAAATCATTACATCGATGTTCCAAATGAAAAATACAATGCTCTTGACGAGTTGTATGCACAAAATAGAAATCTAGAACAATCCTTGAACAATACAATTAATGAAAACATCAACATTAAGAAAGAACTTATGTTGAATGAATGTGCCACCATCTTTGTTGCTGAGACAAAAGATTTGGCAGACACTCAAATTGCAAAACTTCAATCATTGATGGAAAATGTATCCTTTGAAAATCCTGGTGAATATCAAGCAAAATTAAATGCAATTAGAAATAATTACATGAGCTCACAAGCAAATTTTGTACGTTCAGTTCCAGTTCAAAAATACCAACCAATCAATGAAGAAATGACCTTCTCTGCAGTTAGACCTTTAGAAAATTCTACTGTAGAAAACTATGCTAGCGTAATCGGAAAACTTAACAAAAAAGTATAAAAAACAAAAATTATAAATAATTTTACTTAGGAGATATTACACAAATGAACTTTCAAGACAATACCCCATATGACATTTTAACAGAGAAGTGGAGCCCCGTGCTTGAGCATGGTGCCCTACCAAACATCTCTGATGATTATCGTAAGAAGGTCACTGCCGTCCTTCTTGAAAACGAAGAGCAAGCTATTCGTTCTCAACACCTCACCGAAGACATGACTTCTAATAACTTGGGCATGCCAACCAACTTCACCAACAATGGTGGAGTCGCAGGTTATGATCCAGTTCTTATCAGTCTCGTCCGTCGTGCAATGCCAAATCTCATGGCCTATGACATCTGCGGCGTTCAGCCAATGACTGCTCCAACTGGCTTGATCTTTGCTATGCGCGCCAACTACGGTGGCCAAAACTACGGCAATACCACTTTCTACACTGAAGCTATGTTCCAAGAAGCCTTCCCAGCATACGGTGGCTCTGGTTACACTCTCGGTGCCTCAGAACGTGGTATCTGCGGTTTCTTTGGTCTCTGCGGTTCTTGCGGATTTAGCGGTGGTAACAACCCAATATACCTCAGAAACAATGTTACTGCAGCACAATTCAGTGCTTTCCGTGGTATGTTGACCAACTCTGGTGAAGGTTTGGGTAGCGGAACTAGCAACCCATACAGCGCCTTTAACCAAATGGCCTTCTCAATTGACCGTGTTGCCGTACAAGCTCGTACTCGCGCTCTAAGCAGCAACTACACCATCGAATTGGCTCAAGATCTCAAGGCTGTTCACGGATTGGATGCCGAAGCCGAACTCGCAAATCTTCTCAGCACAGAAATTCTTGCTGAAATCAACCGCGAAATCGTTCGTACCATCTATTACGTTTCACGCAGCGGTTCTCAACAAGGCGATTTGACCAACAGAGGTCAATACGATCTTAATTCAGACTCAGACGGTCGTTGGTCTGCTGAAAGATTCCGTGGCCTCACTTTCCAAATTGAACGTGAATGCAACGCAATCGCCAAGGAAACTCGTCGTGGTAAGGGTAACTTTGTAATCTGCGATAGCGATACCGCAGCAGCCCTTGCAATGTCTGGTTTCATGAGTTTGAGCCCCGGCATCTCTCCTCAACTCAATGTTGATGATACTCAAAGCACCTTTGCTGGATTGCTCAATGGTAAGGTTCGCGTCTATATCGATCCATACACCCCACTCGGCGCAAACTTCTTCTGCGTCGGATATAAGGGTGAATCTCCTTATGACGCTGGTCTCTTCTACTGCCCATACGTTCCGCTCCAAATGGTTCGTGCAGTAGATCCAAATACCTTCCAACCAAAGATTGGATTCAAGACCCGTTACGGCGTAGTTGCTAACCCATACGTCCTCAACGGCACCGTCCCCGATGGTGAAGCCTTGACTCAAGGTATCAACCAATACTATAGATTGACACAAGTCCTCAATCTACATGGTATGTGCCAATAATATAACTAAAAGGTTATAAAGAGCCCTCCCGAGAAATCGGGAGGGTTTTTTTTATAAATATTTTATATGCCTTTCTTAAAAAGTTTTAAAACATACTTAATCGAAGAACGAGAATCATTCTCTTTAGCTCAAGGACAAGCACCGGGAGTTAATTATGATTGGGACCCAAACTATAGGCATATTGGTGGAACTACTACATTAAACCCTGTAGTGACTGGTGACACACAAACAGCATTGGGTGGTAATACAAGTATGTTACATTGGATTAATTTAAATTTACTTGATAGTCTACCAAATACACATCCTCACTATAGTACATTAAAACTTTGGTTACAAAAATGGACTCAATTGGCTGTTGGATGGTATCATATACCAGAAGCAAATAGAATTAGATTGTATAACCAATATTATAGAGAATATACTCAAGGTTGGACCAATAGTTCTGGAACAATAACTTATCCAGCAATTCAAACTTTACTGCAAATGTTTTGGCCAGAAAATTTAGCAGTATCTTATAATAAAGATATGACAGGAAATTGTATTAGTTATCCAGGTAATAATGGCCCATGCTATTACGGTTCAAATACACCATTGGGCTAATTCATGACAACAAATCCGTGCCAAGATAATACTAATAATCTTTACGCTAACTATTTTAGTTTTAAAATTCAGCGCGGAACAGATCAATTAGAATTGATGGTCCAGAAAGCCAATCTTCCCGGATTAACTGTTCCTGATCAATCACAGCCTACAATTTTTGGTACAACAATACCAGTACCAACAATGACAGTTCAATATGAACCTCTTGTTGTAGAATTTTTGGTAGATAACAATTTAAATAACTGGAAAACCATTTATTCTTGGATGCGTGATATAACAAACATACAAGATGCTTATAATTACGATTTAGCTTACCAAAATTGGCATTATAGTGCATCTTTAATTTTACACCCTACAGTAAATTGTGATACACCAAATCCAGTTCTTACTGTAAAATTTGCTCACGTAATTCCCACCCGATTAAGTGGACTAGTATTTCAATCAGATGCAGCCGATGCAATCATCATAAAAGCATCAGCTACATTTAAATTTTCTTATTATGATCTTAATCCAGATGCTCCGGGTGCTCTTGGATATCCATACGGATCTTAATTACATATAATCTTTAGGATCGTCTGACCAGCTTTGTGGATCCGTAACTGGCTTATCAGGTTTATATGGCATTTTATTGCCCTCTGGTTTGATTGTACGGCGTTTCTTCTTCTTGGGTTTAGCTTCGGGTTCTTCTTCTACCGGAGGGCTTACAGAGGCTTCTGGCTCTGGTTCTATGTCATCATCTTCGTCACCAAAATCTGCTAAAATTTCAACACCTTCATAAGTATCCATTAAATCATTTACAAAATTTACAAAATCTTCATTTGTAAATAAATCATTTAAAAGTTGTAAACCAGATTCTACATTAGCTGTGCCTTCCGGCAAGCTTGAGGTAATAGATTTAGGATCCTTTTGCATGGTCATAAAATATATTTCATACATTTTTTCTAATTCTAAAGAAGGATGACCAATAAAAATAATAGCTGATTCAGAAATAGTAACTTCAAACCCTTTAAGATTTCCAGCATAATTTGTTAGACGAACATATTCTACAACAACATCATTTTGATCTTTCTCAAAATAACTTTCTAATTTTGCTGGTAATTTTATTGTAATTTTTCCAGGCGTTTCTTCATTAGCGAGACCAACAATTTCTTCGCCGGTCAACAGCTTCACAACTCTTAAAACGCCCGAGAATGAATTCTCAGGAAGTGATTCGGACATATGTATGTCCTCCCTTCCTTATTATTTATCTTTTAACAAATCAATAAATGACATTGAATATATTTTATAATCAAATTTTTCTTTTTTGTATATTTTTAAACGCTCTTCAAAATGTCTGTATACGTGATTCTTGTGAGATTTATAAATTAAATCATCAACAATATCATAAACTTTTAATGTTTTCTTTTTCTCTGAAACACGCAACCCACGTCCAATACTTTGCAAAAGTCTTATAACAGATTTTGTAGGAGAGGCAAAAATAATATTATCAAGATTGACAATGTTGATACCAGCAGAAGTAGTGCCGAAAGACGCAACCAATATTGCATTTTTTTCTCGGTCCACAACCCTGCGGATGTGTTCTCTTGTCTCAGCTTCTGTTTTTCCAGATATAAAATATACCTGTCTATTGCTTCCCGCTGCTTGTATGAGAGCGTGGAGTGGCTTGCCATGGTCCTCAACGTAATTAAAGAGTACGAGCGTGTTTCCTTTTGTTCGGAGGGCAAGTTCTTTAATGAATTGATTTCTTTTTTCATTTTTTGCCACCCATTTTATTTCATCGGAATATTTTTGTTTTTTAAGAAGTTCTTTTTCTTCCTCTGTATATTTAAGAATTATACAATCTATACCCAGTTTAGCAAGCAAGCCTTTATTCATTAAATTTTTAGTATGAATAAATTGTACTGCTGGACCCAATATACCTTCAATACTCAATCTATGTGCTTGTGTTTGCTGTAAAGTTCCTGTGGTTCCTATTCTAAACCAAGCTTTGGAAAGTTTCTGACCAATAAAGTTGATAGATTCTGCTTTGGCTTGATGACATTCATCAAAAAAGATAGCATCAAATTGATCAAACCAAGTTTTTGGTAGTTTATATATCGACTGCCACGTGGATATTACAATTTGTTTATTAGTATCTTTATCCTGTCCTGCTGATATTTTGTGAATATATTTTTTACACGACCAAGATTTATCTTGAGTTGAGTAATCAAAAAAATCAGATTCCATTTGGCTTACTAAACCAACTGTAGGAACTAATACTAAAATTTTACGATCTATACCTATTACGGATTGCAGAAACCTGACCAAGACGTATATGATTAAACTTTTGCCTGAACCAGTTGGAGAAATCACCACCCCCCTGTGGTTGTTTAATGCATGTAGAATTGCTTCTTGTTGGTGTGCATGCATTTTTACTGGTTGCTTTCGAACAGATACTTTTAAAGAATCGTAATACTTTAAAAATTGTTCTTCTGTAATGCATACTTTATTTTTTGTTTCTTTAATATTTAAGAAGTATTTTCTTTCTTCGGCAAACTTTTTTAAATAAGTTTTTAATCCTCTTGGTAATGTAGAAGAAAGAATATCATACAATCTAATTTTCCCATCCCATAGCCTGCGTTTAAACATAGGCATATATTCGGCACCGGGGACCATAAATGAAAAATAATCCCGCAATTCTTTTTTTATCGCTTGTTCGGTTTTGATGTAGTAGCGAACTTCATCAATAGATTCAACTTCAATATCCACATAATATTTATGCTACGCCATTCATAAGTTTATGCCACTCAATAGCAGACTTGATCATAAAATTTCTATTATTGATTGAACGTATAAATTCTTCAACCATTTTTAATTTTACTTCTGCAACTGATATTTTAGATTTCAATTCTATAACTTTTGCATCAGCTTCAACAAACTGTTCTACATCGCTTTTTAACAAAGTAAGTTCTGATGGTTCTTCTTTCCACAATTCAAGTTCTTCTTTAGAAGCTTTTCCTGTGTAAATTTTCCATTTACGCAATTTTAATACGGCCAAATCATTTTGATATTTTGCCAAAAGTAATTTGACATCTGCAAGTATGGTTAGATACTTAGAGTGTATTTGAGGTATCTTAAGAGACTCTATACCTAACTCAGTAGAGTCTATTTGAGAGTCTTTAGTAATAAGTTCTTTAAGGTTCTCTAGATTCATCTTTTATGATTTATTTTATAGTACTCTAGAATAAAGTCAAATAAATAATCTTGACTTTTCTTAAAGGTAATTTATAATAGTTGAAAGGACTAAAATGATTATTGATTTGCGTGAAATTTCGGTTGTCTGGATAAATCTAGACTCAGCAAAAAAGAATGCTGAAACTATGCAAGAACGTTTTCACAAATTTGGTTTTAAAAATACACATAGAAAACCAGGTTTAATAATTCCACCACCTCCAAATACAGATAAATCGATAGCACATTTTAGGGGGTGTGGACAATCTCATATTGACATTTTGGATGATACAAATTATTCAACACCATTGTTGATTTTAGAAGATGATGTTGAATTTTATGATAATTTTAATCCAGTAATTGAAGTACCAGATGATGCTGATGGAATCTATCTTGGTATTTCACACGGCAATATTTACTATCAAACTGCAATGTACAATGAAAATTATTTAAGAATAAATGGTATTTTAGCTGCACATGCCATTTTGTACATTACACCCAAATATAGGCAAGCTATGTCTGAAATTGGTAAATTTTGTTTATATGATTTAAATAAACCGTGGGATGTGGGTACTGCAGGTATTCAAAAAGAATATATGGTATTAACACCAAATAGTCCTATGATATATCAATCGGATGATAGGGAAAGTTCTAATAAATGGCAACGCCTTACTGATCAACCTCTTAAAGTGAAAAATAATTTAGTATTATGATTACATTTAAAACACTAGGTGTACATGGAAGAGCTGGCAATCAATTATTTCAATATGCTTGTTTATATTCAGTAGCAAAAAGAAATAATTATGAATTTGGTGTTCCATATAAAAATAAACACGAAAATCCATATTTTAATTTTGTTTTGCCTGAATATTTTAAAAATTTAAGTGCAAAAGATTGTTCTTATTATATGCCTCAATATTTGTATGAGCCCCCTTGTTGGGAATATAATGATTCTGTATTTAATGTAAAAGATAATACTGAAATACGAGGATATTTTCAAAGTGAAAAGTATTTTACAGATTACAAAGAAGATATTAAAAAAGAATTTACTTTTAAAGATGAAATATATGAAGAATCTTTATATAAAAGAAACCAAATTAGCGATCCATTAATTGCCATTCATGTGCGCATCGGTGATTTTAAATTATTAAAAGGTAAACACCCAATCTGCGATGAACAGTATTATTTACGTGCTTTAAGTTTATTACCACAAGATATTCCGTATATTATTTTTAGTGATACTCCATATGAAGTACATCACAGCTTAAAAACAAATAGTCGTAATAAAAATTTAAATCAAAATTTAAATGAAAAAATGGACATGTGTTTAATGAGTATGTGTAATTATCATATTATAGCCAATAGTACATTTAGTTGGTGGGGAGCTTGGCTTTCAAATACCAATCAAGTAATTGCTCCAGCAAAATGGTTTGGAGATGAACTCGACATTCACAAGTGGTCTGACCTTTATTGTAAAAATTGGATTGTCATATGAATACATTAAATATTTTTACCAGTGCTTTTAATAATCACTCATGTTTGAAAAGTCCACCAAAATTATTTTCTTGGATTTTTAATACATATCCAACAAACAATGCTCCCGTAATTTATTTTGACGATGCAATTTTTAGATATATGAATGATGGATATACCGGACCCAAATATGGTTGGTTGGGTGAGTCTTCGGAAATTATATCCTCCCTTATAATGGGAGTGACATCAAATAAAGATGTATTGAAGTTAAGATATAAAAATATTTTTACAAATGATCAAAGAATTATAAAAATTGATCCAAAGTTTTTTATATACAATCCACCTGCATCTAATATGCCATGGGTAGATAAAGCAAGCATATATGAAAAAACAAAATTATGTTCATACATAACCAGCTTTAAACAATTTACTTCTGGGCACATTAAAAGAATGGAATTGTTTGAAAAATTAAAAAATGATTCTAGATTTGCAGACCACATTTACGGTAGAGATTATAAATTTATACCCAACAAGTTAGATGGATTGAAGGATTACATGTTTTCTATAGTTGTAGAAAATAGCATATATCCAAAATATTATACAGAAAAAATAACAGACTGTTTTGCCACTGGAACGGTGCCTATATATTATGGTGACAAAAGCATTGGTGAAGATTTTAATAGTAAAGGTATAATTTTTATAGATGATATGGAAACTTTTGATTTTCTTACACCAGAACTATATAAAGAATGTTTGCCATATGTAAAAGAAAATTACGAAAGAGTAAATAGTCTTACTACTGCTGATGATTGTATTTACAAGAGTGTGATGAATGATTAAATTATCAATATACGGTTTTTGGCCAAACTTTAATTACGAAGATAACTTTTTTAAATCATTGTTCCAAGACATTTATGGAAATGATTTTTCATATACAACAAATCCGTATGAATCTAATTTATGTTTAATTGGTGAAAATTTAATTCCTCCGGGGTTAGATAGATCAAAAACCAAATTGATATCGCATATAGCGGAGCCAAAAAACCCGTTCTATGACATTGCAGATTATCATTTTACATTTGATCCAACAGATTTGCCAAATGGAAATATTAGAATTCCTTTGTGGATGCTCTACATCAACAAATACAATTTAACAAGCGAACAATGCCCAGCTTTACCAGTTAATATAGATACCTTAACAAACAATCAGTGGTTTAATCATCCAAAAACTGAATTTTGTGTGACTCCATTTTCTGCAGTACATGCAAATAGAATGGAATTTTGGCAAAAATTTAATCAATACAAAAAGACCGATGGGTTTGGATTGCCATTTGGAAACGGAGATCAACAGAGAGATCAACTTAAAAAATATTTTGTAATTGCTCCATACAAATTTTGTATGGCGTATGAAAATACAAATAAACTTGGTTATGTCACAGAAAAAATACTACAAGCAAAAACTTCTGGATGCATCCCAATATATTGGGGTAGCGATCATGTCTTAAAGGATTTTAATCCAAATAGCTTTATCTATGTAAATAATTTTAACTCAATAAATGATGTGTTAGAATATGTTAAACGTGTAGACAATGACCCAAGTTTATATGAATTGATTTATAAAAGTCCTATTTTTCATTACGATATTAATGAAAAATATGAAGAAATTAAAAGATTAATAAAGAAAACTATTTCAATATGAATGTACAAGTTATCACCTTACCGGAAGCAACGGAAAGACAAAGTAAAATAAAAAATAATTTTAACAACCACAATATTGGTTTTGATTTTAAAAGTGGAATAAAATTAAATGAATGTTTTTTTATAGAAGAAAATGGAAAACATTTTGTTGTATGTGATAATATAAAATTGGAAATAAATGAAAATTTGCTTTTACAAAATACGAATAGAAACTGGATTCGTTTTGGTGAAATAGCAGCCTACATAGCACATTATAAATTATGGAAAGAGTTTTTAAACTCAAATAACGAAATAGTTATTATATGCGAAGATGACGCAAACCCACAATCTGATTTGCTTTTTTTAAATTCTTTTGACTATTCTAATATTGATTTTTTAAATTTACAAAATGTAACTGCACACAACCAACCAAAAATAAATTTGTACCGAGAACCATTTGTAAAAATAAGTAATAAACTTGTAGAATACAAAACACAGTTACCTATTTTGTGCGAAGGTTTGGCAGCATACTTAATTACTAAATCTGGAGCAAATAAACTGTGTTCTTACATTGAAGCCAACGGTTACGTTGGTCCTAATGACTGTATGATCACCAAATTGTGCCAAAATGGAATAATGAGTATTCATGCCCCCGTAGATGTTGAAAAGTGTTTTGGGTTAGATGCTGAAACTTATGAAACTTCTTATACACATTCCGGGGCATTTAAAATTTTTAAACAATTTAACCAAATGGTATTGCAAGTAAGGGAGTAATATGTCTTATCTTCTGATAGAAAAAAGAACTGGTGGTTTGATGTCCTGCTTCAATTTAATCGCAGCGAGTCTAAGTTATCTTTATGATAATCAAATAAACAATTTTTATTTTATTTGGAACAGCGCCACTTATCAAAATAATCCACATGACAATTTATTTGATAAGTTTATTTTTAAACAAACCCAACCAAGCGGCACATCTCCTTGGTCAAAAGTTATTAATGTTTTTGAATTAAGCCACCATTTTTATGCTCCAGTCGTACCACAAGAAAAAGTTGTAAGAATACACAATATATTGCAATATTATCATTATTTTTCAAATCCAATATATCAAGAACTCTTCAATACAGTACCAAATAAACCAAAAACATTGGGTGTCCACGTAAGAAGAACTGACCACGCTATTCACGGAGATATATTGCCGGATGAATACTATTTTGAAAAAATAGATGCCAATTTAAAAACCGGAAAATATGAAAATATATTTTTAGCTACTGACGAATATAAAATTGTAGATGCATTTAAAAACAAGTATGGTAATATGTTATTTACAAATGAGAATATAACAAGAAGCAATAATGACGTAACTATTCCATTTTGTAATTATGAAGACAAAGACAAGCTAGCATTAGATATTTTTAAAGAAGGAATTGCTCTTTCTAGGTGTGACAAAATGATTTTTACTAGTAGCAATATACCGAATTACGTAAGGTTTTTAAGTCCAAACATGGATTGCGAACAGATAGATACTCATATACAGTTTAGGTAATTTATGAATAAAATAGAACATTTTTATAAAACTATCGGAGAAGATTGGTTTCCTTATACAAATTTATACAAATTTATGGTTGAAAGGTTTGACTCTGGATCTAAATTTGTAGAAGTTGGTTCGTGGAAAGGTAGAAGTGCTGCTTTTATGGCGGTAGAAATACATAACTCAGGGAAAAATATACACTTTGATTGCGTAGATACATGGAAGGGATCCGGTAATGAAGATTATCACCAAAATGATCCAGCTGTTCAAAACAATTTGTTATATGAAACATTTTTAAAAAATACGGAAACCGTAAAACATATAATAAATCCTGTTAGAGCAACTTCAGTAGAGGCATCAAAGATGTATGAGGACAACAGTTTAGATTTTGTATTTATTGATGCATGCCATTTATACGAATGCGTAAAGGAAGACATAGAACACTGGTATCCAAAAGTAAAAGTAGGCGGCATGATTGCAGGTCACGATTTTCATTATCCTGAAGTACAAAAGGCAGTATTAGAAAAATTTGAAAATGTATTTTACGATCAGCCCGGTGATTGTTGGGTTTTACAAAAAAATTGAGGTCACATGCAGGAAGTACGTGGATTAATTTTTTATAGCAATGGACATAATGGTGATATACACTATTCTAGAAATTTTGTAAAAGATATTATGTCTCAAATGCCAATTCAAGCAGAATATAAATTTAATTGTTCCGCAAAATTATTAAAAGACATATTAAATTTATCTTTTAATAATTTTAATATCTTTCAATTTAATGATATGGAAATTTTATACGACGAATCAACAAAATGTTTATTTGTCAATACGTGGGTTGGTTCTTCCAGAGCAAAATTTATTCAAAATGAAGTTGGTTGTTCTTTAACAGCAAATTATAATAAATTTAAAGAAATATATTTTAATTTAAATTTGGAATTAAAGTCACCAGATTTTTACGTTCCAGATGTAAATTGGTCTAAGTATGACACCAGCTTTGTAGATGAATTTATATCAAAAAATGTATTTAAAAAATACATTTTAATAGCAAACGGAGAAGTGTTATCCGGCCAATCATCTTTTATTGATTTTAATCTTATTGTTAAAAATTTATCTATTAAGTATACTGACGTTTGTTTTATTATGACAGATATTAAGAATAAAATATACCAACCAAATGTATTTTACACATCTGATTTTATTAAAACCGATGGTGGGGATTTAAATGAAATTGGTTACTTAAGCACTAAGGTTAATTTTATTATTGGTCGCGGGAGTGGTCCATTTTGTTTTGCTCATAATAAAGATAATTTATTTGACAAAAATAAAAAGTTTTTGGCTATTACAAAATATAGAACTGATGGCCTATGGGCTTTACCAGAACAATTGCCCACAGAGCAAGCAAAACAACTTTGGACGAATATGTTTGACAACAACACAATTTATAGTATTATTTCAAAAGAAATAGAAAGCAATTAAAATGAATATTGACGTTGCATTAAATTTAGAATTGATTATTAAAAATAAAGTCAATGAAATTTTAAACCCAAAAACCGGTCTTCCAAAATTACCAGTTGATTTAGCAGTATCTGATAATTTGGGAGAGGTAATTGAAAAACTTGTCATTCTTCATATTAGAACTTGGTTTTTAGAAGATATGGCAGGAGTAGCCAAAACTGACGCAGAACTGGCTGACATCAAAAGAAAAGTAGACATTTGTTTTAAGCAAAAGCGACCCATGTATGTTCAAGCTATAAATAAAATGATAGATTCGGCCATCAAAGGTGAAAGATCTCTACAAGAAGACAGTGTAAAAATTTATAAAAGTGTTGAGTAATGAAAAAAGATCTTATTGTTAAAATTTTAACATTAGCAAATAAAAAGAAAGAAGGGCATATAGGAAGTTCTCTTTCAATTTTAGATATTTTGTTAGTGTTGTACAAAGACTATATCAATAAAAACAATAAATTTGTTTTGTCCAAGGGACACGCTTCCCTTGGACTTTTTGTTGTATTAGAATATTTTGGATTACTTGAAAGTGACTTAAACACATTTTGTGATTTTAATTCTGAATTTGGAGGACACCCCTGCAATAAAGTAAAACATGTAGAAACATCTACTGGATCTTTGGGGCATGGTTTACCAATAGCGGTTGGTATGGCTCTTGGAAATAAAATACAAAAGGTAGAAGGCAATGTTTATGTGTTAATTGGTGACGGCGAATCAAATGAGGGATCTGTATGGGAAGCCGCGATGTTGGCATCACATCACAAACTAAACAATCTTGTTTGTATTATGGATTATAATCACTCTGGAGATAGAGCAATACGTATTGATTCTGTTTATGAAAAATTTAAAGCTTTTGGCTGGGATTGTGTCGAAATAGATGGTCATAGTGAAGCACAAATAAAATCTGCACTTAGCGTCACAAATAAACCACTTTTTATTTTGGCTAATACAATAAAAGGAAAAGGTATTAAGGTTATGGAAAATAATCCAGAGTGGCACCACAAAGCACCAAATGACGAAGAATTAAAATTGTTTATTGAAGAATTAAGATGAGAAAACAGTTTACAAAGACTTTACAGAATATACTTTATTCAAATAATAAGACCTGTCTTCTTTTAGGAGATATTGGAGTATTTGGTTTCAAGAATGAGCTGACTAACTTGCCAGACAGGGTTTACAATATAGGAATTCTAGAGCAATCTACTATAGGAACGGCAGCTGGCTTGGCTAAAACTGGACTGATACCCTTTGTTCACACGATTGCACCATTTTTGGTTGAAAGAAGTCTTGAACAATTAAAAGTAGACTTTGGTTATCAATGTTTAAATGGTAATTTTATAAGTGTAGGTGCATCGTATGATTACGCATCTCTTGGTTGCACACATCACTGCCCCGGAGATATTATGTGTTTAATGTCCATTCCAAACATGGAAATTGTTTGTCCGGGAACATCAAAAGAGTTTGATAGTTTGATTACACAGTCTTATAACAATGGAAATCCAACGTATTTTAGATTAAGCGAATACGAAAATGATTTGGACAATATTACGGAATTTGGGAAAGCAAAGCTAATAAAAAAAGGATCTAAAGCAACAATTGTTTGTTTTGGAAATATGTTAAAAAATATTTTAAAGGCAGTTGAAGATGTAGACGTTACTGTATTATATTACAATACTATAAAACCATTTGATCATAAACTACTTCTAAATAATTTTAGTGAAACAATAATAGTATGTGAACCGTTTTATGAAGGTAGTGCCAATATTTTAATAACAAAAAGTTTAGAAAGCAAATCATATAAGCTTTTTAATATTGGTATTCCACATAAATTTTTAACCAACTATGGTAAAAAAGAGGATCATGATTATTATTTAAACTTAGATGAAAAATCTTTAAAAGAAAGAATATTGAAGTGCTTGATATAATTTATAATGATGGAAAATTAAGTTACCAAAACATAAACATAAATTTTTCTTTATTAAAAGATAAAAAAGTTTTAATAACTGGTGCTACTGGATTAATAGGTTTGCACATTTTATCAATATTAAAAACGGCACAACTAGATTATAATATTAAAATTTTTTGTTGGGTTACTGGTCCAATTGACCCAAAGATTAGCCCAATCTTCAATAACTGTGAGTTACTTGTTGGTGATTTGACAAATATTAATCAAGATATTGAAACAAATTTTAATAAACACTTTGATTTGATAATCCATTCGGCTGGCTACGCCCAACCACAAAAATTTATCGGAAACAAAGTAAATACAATACAATTAAATACTTCAGCTATTATTGATTTGTTTAAATTATTAAAAGACAAAGGTACATTTGTTTTTTGCAGCACCAGTGAAATTTATAGTGGATTGATTAAAGAAAATATTTTTGAGCAAGAAATAGGTACTACTACACCAGAGCACCCAAGAGCCTGCTACATCGAAAGTAAACGCTGTGGGGAGACTATATGTCACTCTTTTGCTGAACGTGGGTATTCGGTCAAGATAGCGCGCATAAGCCTAGCTTATGGTCCCGGAGCCAGAGCAAACGACACCAGAGTTATGCAGAACATAATCGACAAAGCGATAAAAGAAAACAAAATAGAACTGTTAGACAGTGGATCTTCTATTAGAACTTATTGTTATGCTGCTGACATAGCAGAAATGTTATGGAATATTTCTTTACTTGGCAAAAAAACTGTGTATAATATAGCGGGAATGTCTAGAATCACAATTAAAGAATTGGCTGAAAAAGTTGCCAATAAACTAAATTGTGAATTAATAATTCCTGCAGATGATAAATTTAGTTTATCAGGAAACCCATCATTAGTAAATTTAAATATTGAAAAATATATGATAGAATTTAATAAAAAAAATTTTACTAATTTTGAAGATGGTCTTGATAAAACCATACAATGGCAAAAATATATTTTAAAATAACATGTTAAGCAAACCAATTAAATTAGTAAAAGACACAATCACACATCAAGAAATTGATCAGCTGTGTGACTGGTTAAAAACGTACCCACAACTTACTAAAGGTAAGTTAACAGAAGAATTTGAACAGTTGTGGTCAGACTGGTTGGGAGTAAAGTACTCTGTATTTGTAAATTCAGGTTCTTCAGCAAATTTAGCAATGCTTTATGCACTTAAAGTTGCCAACAGATTGAAGAATAATAAAATTATTCTTCCCTGTGTATCATGGGTCACCACTGTAAGCCCCGCAATCCAATTTGGTATGGAACCAATTTTGTGTGATACAGACAAAGATGGATTAGGATTAGATGTTGAGTATTTTGAAAAACTTTGTAAAGAACACAATCCAGCATGTGTAATGTTGGTACATGTATTGGGTGTGCCAAATAAGTTAAATGAAATTTTAGATATATGCAAAAAGTATGACGTAATTTTGTTAGAAGATTCATGTGAAAGCGTTGGAACGTTGTATAATAGTAAACAAACAGGAACGTTTGGTATTATGTCTTCGTTTTCAACTTATTTTGGCCATCACTTTTCAACTATAGAAGGTGGTTTTGTCTGTACGAATGATTTTGAATTGTATGAGATATTAAAATCAATTAGGTCGCACGGATGGAGTAGAGACTTATCAGTTGAAACAAAAGAAAAACTTCAAAAAGAAAACAACATAGACAATTTTAGAAATTTTTATACTTTTTATTATCCAGGATTTAATTTAAGAGCAACAGATGTACAAGCTTTTCTTGGCATAAACCAGTTAAAAACTTTAAATACAAAAAATCAAAAAAGATACAACAATCTTGTACTTTACGACTCATTAATTAAAAATAATTATTGGAAGTTAAAATATGAAGGATTTGTTAGCAATTTTGCATATCCAATAATCCATCCCAATAAAAATAAAATTGCTCAAAATTTACAAAACAACAACATTGAATGCAGACCACTTATTTGTGGAAGCATGTCAAGACAACCATTTTTTTACAAGCAATATGGTTTAAAACAATATCCATTCTCAGACGTTGTACATGATTATGGCTTGTACTTGCCAAACAATCCAGACATGACAGAAGAGGATATTGTTTATATTTCAAATATAGTAAACGAAACAATTAATAAGGATACCAATGAATAAAAATGCAAAAATATTTGTAGCTGGCCATAGAGGTTTAATTGGCTCTGCTATTGTCAGAAAGCTTGAAGAACAAGGATATACTAACATAATCAAAAGAACCAGACAAGAAATGGATCTCAGAGATCAACTAGCCGTTTGGCATTTTTTCCAAAAAGAAAAACCAGAATATGTATTTCTTTGTGCCGCAAAAGTAGGTGGAATAGGTTGGAACAAAGAGTGTCCAGCAGAATTTACTTATGATAATTTGCAAATTCAAAATAATGTAATTCATAGTGCAAGTTTATCTGGCACCAAAAAACTTTTGTTTTTGGGTTCAGCGTGTATCTATCCAAAAATTACACCACAGCCTATTAAAGAAGAATATCTTTTAACTGGTGAGTTAGAAGAAACAAATGCAGGATATGCATTGGCAAAAATTGTTGGTTTAAAAATGTGTCAATATTATAAACAACAATACGGTTTCAATTGCATTTCATTGATGCCCGCAAATGCATACGGAATTAATGATAATTTTAATATTCAAAAATGTCACGTAATTCCAGCGTTGATTAGAAAATTTATTAATGCAAAAGAAAACAATCATCCAACAGTAGAGTGTTTTGGTGATGGTACACCAACAAGAGAATTTATTTGTTCTGACGATATGGCTGACGCATCTGTTTATCTAATGAACAATTATGATGGCTCTGATATTATCAATGTTGGTACTGGAATGGATGTAACAATAAAAGAATTGGCAGAAACCATCAAAGAAAAGATAGGTTATACTGGTGAAATCGTATGGGACACTACTAAACCAAATGGAACACCTCTAAGAAAACTTAGTAATGATAGGTTAAAGAGTTTGGGATGGTCAGCAAAAATTAATTTGAGCGAAGGAATTTCTCGCACCATTAAATGGTATATGGATAATAAAGAAACATATGATAGAAATTAATAAAGGTTTTATATGAAAAAAGCATTAATTATCGGTGCAAACGGTCAAGACGCATCATATCTTGCGGAGTTTCTGCTAGATAAAAAATATGAAGTTCATGGTACAATTCGTAGAAATTCCGTACCAGAATCACAAACAACCAGAATACAATATCTTCATGATAAAAATTTAATTAAATTGCATTACGCAGATTTAACAGATCCAATTAGTATTGAATCTGTAATCCAGAGATTGCAGCCAGAAGAAATTTATCATTTGGCAGCACAATCTCACGTTCAGATATCGTTTGATTTACCACACTATACACTTGAGGTCAATGGCGGTGGTACTCTTTCTGTTCTTGAGGCAGTCAGACGATTTTCTCCAGAATCAAAGGTATACCACGCCGCAACTTCAGAAATGTTTGGTAATGCTAAAGATGCTGACGGATATCAAAGAGAAACAACTCCCATGATTCCAGTTAGCCCATATGGATGTTCAAAATTATATGCCCATACTTTATGCAGAAATTACAGCCAAGCATATGGTATTTTTGCTTGTTCTGGAATTTTATTTAACCACGAATCTCCAAGACGCGGCATTAACTTTGTCACAAACAAAACAGCTTTAGAAGCAGCTAAAATTAAATTAGGATTATCTAATAAGTTGGTTTTAGGGAATCTTGGATCACAACGTGATTGGGGGCATGCCAAAGATTATGTAAAGGCAATGTGGTTAATGCTTCAACGACCATCTCCCGATAGCTATGTAATCGCAACAGGAGAAACCAGGTCTGTTTGTGAAATGGTAAATTACGTTTTTAATAGACTTAATTTAGATCCTAAAAAGTATATTATAACAGATGAAAAATATTGCAGACCCGAAGAATTGCATTATTTAAAAGGTGATGCTACAAAAGCAAAAACAGAACTTAATTGGGCACCAGAAATTTCATTTTATTCTATGATGGATGAAATGGTAGATCATTGGATTTCTGTATTACAGAATAAAAAACTTGATTTTACAATTGTATAAAGTATAATAATAAAGTGAAAAAGCCAAAGAAAAAAAAATCAAAACCATCTGATGCTGATTATGTAGATAATCAAGAACTATATAATTCTTTGGTTGAATACAAAAAAAAGTGCAAAGACGCAGAAAATTCTGGTAGGAAAAAACCAAAATTACCAGATTATATTGGTGACGCTATACTTAAAATAGCAACCCGATTATCGTTTAGACCAAATTTTGCAAACTACTCATACAGAGAAGAAATGGTTTCAGATGCGGTATTAAATTGCGTAACATACATTGACAATTTTGATCCCAAGCTTTCCACCAGCCCATTTGGTTACCTAACCCAAATATGCTGGTTTTCTTTTGTTCGTATTATAAACAAAGAGAAAAAAGAAAAGTATGTTCAATATAAATTTGCAGAACAACAAAATAACAAAGACTTCCAACATTGGTTTAATGAAGTATATGCTGGTGTTGATATAGGAAGAAAAGACTTTTTTGGTTTGACTGATTCCGATATGGAACGGTTTGACATAATGTGTTCACCAAAACCAAGAAAAAAGAAAAGAAAAAATAACAAAAAAACCAAATTAGATATATGAAAGCAGTAATTCTTAACGATACCCATTTTGGCTATAAGGCCGATTCTCCTATCGTACTTGAATACTTTTTATCATTCTTCGAAGAACAATTGTTTCCTTATCTCAAGGAAAACAATATCAAAACCATCTTCCATTTGGGGGATGTTTTTGACCGTAGAAAGTATATAAACTTTAAGACACTTCATCAAGTCAGAACTAGATTTTTTGAACCGCTCAAAGACATGGGAATTAAGTGCATTGCTATATGTGGTAATCATGATACCTATCACCGCAATAATAACAATGTTAATTCATTAAATGAGTTGGTAGCCATATATCAAAACTGGCAAATCTATTCAGAGCCAACTGAAATTCAAACCTCAGCAGGATGCGTGGCTCTTCTGCCTTGGATTAACCCAGAGAATGAAGGTCAAGCAGCAGAATTCATAACCAATACCACATGTTCTCTTCTTATGGGACATCTGGAATTATTTGGCTTTCAGAGTATTCGTGGTATATTTATTGAACAAGGATATGATCCCAAACACTTCGACAAGTTTGAATACGTTCTTACTGGGCACTATCATATTAAGTCCACTCGTGACAATATTCATTATCTGGGTACGCAATACCAAATGGCTTTCTCGGATGTTTGGGAACCAAAAGGATTCCACGTATTTGACTTTTTGGCTAGAGAATTGGTATTTGTCGAAAATAACAAAAAGTTATTCTATACGTTTGATTATAACGAAGACGAACCACAACAACTTGACTACCCAAAGTTCAAAGACTGCTATATTAAGATTTTTATCAAGAAGCGTACTAAAGCTGCAAGTTTTGAAAAGTACATTGACAAATTCTATGAAGCGGGCGTGGCAGAATTGGCAATAACCGAAGAAGTCTCTACTAACCCAGAATTGGTGGCAGTAGATGTTCATAAGGATACTCTCCAACTTTTACATGAAGAGTTGAAGACAATAGATGACAAATCTATTGATAAAAAAATACTTACTAAAATAATAGATGATGCTTATAATTCCGCATTATCAGAGGACGAAGAGTGATTGAATTTTTAAAAGTTAGATTTAAAAACTTTGGTTCTTTTGGAAATAATTTTTCAGAGATTGATCTAAACAACAGGAAGACTACTTTAGTTACCGGAACCAATGGACACGGTAAATCTTTTGCCTTGTTAGATTCTTTGTGTTTTGGATTGTTTGGAAAACCATTTAGACCAATTAATATTCCTCAACTTGTTAATACAATTAATGCAAAAAATTGTTTAGTTGAAATTGAATTTAAAAAATCTAATTCACACTATCTAATCAAAAGAGGATTGGCTCCTAAAATTTTTGAAATTCACAAAGATGGAAATCTTTTAGATCAAAATGCTAAATCTAAAGATTACCAAGAAATGTTTGAAGAACAGATTTTAGGATTTGATTATTCTGCTTTTAAGCAAGTTGTAATCCTTGGCAAATCAAACTTTATACCTTTCATGCAACTAACCCCAATGGAGCGCAGAAAGATCATAGAAGGGCTTTTGGAGCTTGATATCTTGGCCGATATGAATGTATATGTAAAAGGTCAGTTAGGGGCTTTAAAGACATCTATTGCAGAACAAAACAGTATTTTAAAAATATTTCATGAAAAGATAAAATCTCAAAAAGAATTTATTGATCAAGTAAAAACCAGCAATACAGATGATATAAATGTTCTTACAAATCGTATTAAAGAATACCAAGATCAAATAGATAAAGATAAAGTATTACTTAAGACTGAACTTGATGAGCATAAAAAGCTTACAGATCAAATAACAAAAATTAACAAAAAGATTGATTCTCTTAAAGATGTTGCATCTATGTTGATAAAGACTGAGACTCTTCAGTCAACTATTTTAGATGAAATTAAAGCTTTAGAAGAAAATGCAACTTGTAAGTGTTGCTTACAAGTTCTGCCCATCGATCAAAAAGAAAAGCATCTAGAAGAAAAACGTAAGAAAGTTAAAGATTGCTCAGATGCACTTAAAATTGCTGAAAAGAAAAATGCAGAACTTGATACGTTAAAAAAAGAATATGAAAAACTTATGGTCTTGTCAAGAGGGAAAGCACAAGACATTAATAGTATAAACTATAGAATTGGTAATTCTGAATCAAATATTAATGTTATTGAAAAAGATAAAAAAGACAAAGAAGCATCAAGCAATATTTCCATATTGGAAAACAGTCTTGCAGAATCAGAAAATAAAAAGAATGACACCGCTCAAAAACTTGAATCTTTTATCTCTCAACAAATTCACTATGATGTTGTTTATGATATCCTCAAGGATGGGGGGCTTAAGAGTCGCATTATCAAACATTATGTTCCCATCATCAATGGACTCGTTAACAAGTTCCTCGGAAAGCTTAATCTCTATGTTGACTTCACCATCGATGAAGAATTCAAGGAGACCATCAAATCACGATATAGAGATGCATTCTCATATTCCTCTTTCTCTGAGGGAGAGAAACAGCGCATCGACTTGGCGATCCTGCTAACTTGGCGTGAAGTTGCCAAGATGAAGAACAGCCTTAACTGCAATCTATTAATATTTGATGAAATTTTGGATTCATCATTGGATTCATCTGGAACAGAATCATTCTTGAAAGTCTTAAACAAAATGAAAAATAAATGTTCTGTTTTTATCATAAGCCATAAATCAGATCAGTTGGTTGATAAATTTGATCAATCACTGCAATTTGAAAAGAAAAATAATTTTTCTAAGATAAAAGCCCAAATATAAATATTTTTAAATGTTTAAAGGACAGTATAAACCAAAAAATGGCACCGGACAGCCTATACTCTATTCTAGAGGGGATGTTGTTCTGAATCAAGGTAGAGTATATGAATGCCTAGAAACCACTGTAGAAAGCCCTCTACAGAGTCCTGCGAGTTGGAAGACTACTGGTATAGATCATCCAATAACTAGCTCTAGCCCGCCTTTAAAGCCGATTGAAAATCAAACTTGGATTAGCACATCTGGAAAACAATATATCTATTTTAAAGATTCTAACGGATCTCAATGGATTGAAACTTGATTTTATTTTTATTGGAGATATAATAGAGTTATGAATGAAGACAGTTTTGAAAAGTTTACTAATCGTAGGAAAAACAGACCCTCTGGTGTTAGCAAGAAACAAGAAAAGCAAAGCAAAAGAGGCAATCGCCACGCACAAAAACAACAACTGAATAATTCAATTTACCGAAAAGATTCTGAATAACTGTAAAGGATTTATATAATGGAAACTGTGACTAAAATGAGACTATCAAAAGAAACTATTACTACGCTTAAGAATTTTGCAGCCATAAACTCCAATATTCTTATTAAACCCGGAACAAAAATCTCAACTGTATCGCCTCAATTCAACATTTATGCTGAGGCTACTATCCAAGAGGAATTCGAAACCGAAGTGCCAATTTGGGACTTGAATCAGTTTCTGGGAGTTATTAGCATGTTTGCTAACCCAGATCTTGAATTTAATGAAAAGTATGTTGACATTTCAAATGGAATGTCTTCTATTCGTTATCATTATTCTGATGCAAGTTTGCTTGACGTTCCAAAGAAAGAACCAAAACTTCCTTCTGACACTTTTTCTTTTGATCTTGATGAATCATCTCTGAATGAAATGATTAAAGCTGCAAATATTTTGCAAGTTAATGATTTGGAGATTAAGGGTGAAAATGGCAAGTTGGGTATTTTTATTCATGATAATAAAAATGATACCTCCAACAATTTTTCAATCGTGATTGATGAAAACTACAATGGACCGGACTATATGGGTAAAATTAAGGTATCCGATCTTAAACTTTATCCTGGTTCATATAAAGTGTATTTGACAAAAACTATTATTACCAAGTTTGTTCACGAATCGGGTAATTTGTTTTACATCATCGCAACAGAAAGAGAATAATCTTGTCTGCAAATAATTTGATTTGGGTTGAAAAATATCGACCCAAAAAACTGTCTGATTGTATATTGCCAACAGATTTGGGAATCATCTTTAATGGTATGCATAAAGATGGCAAAATTCCAAACATGTTGTTTTACGGTAAAGCCGGAACAGGAAAAACATCAGTAGCCAAAGCTCTTGCGAATGATATTGGTATGGATTCAATCCTTATCAATTGTTCGGAAGACAAAGGCATTGATACTCTTCGTGTAAAAATTCGACAATACGCATCTACAATATCTTTGAGTGGGAAAGGCAAACTCATTATTTTGGATGAGTTTGATTATGCCACTACAGCTATTCAAACTGGTCTACGTGGTGCAATTGAAGAATTTGCTAATAATTGTCGATTTATTATTACCTGCAATTATAAAAGCAGAGTAATTGACCCACTACATTCTCGTTGTACTGGTATTGATTTTACTGTACCTTCTCCAGAAAAAGCAGCAATTGCTTCTCAGATTCTTGCAAGAATTGAAACCATTCTAAAGAACGAAAAGGTTCCTTATGATGTTCCGGTTCTTGTTAATCTGATCAAAAGACACTTCCCAGACATACGAAGAATTATTAATGAGCTACAAAAGTATTCTTCATCTGGTAAAATCGATGTGGGTATTCTATCCCAAGGTAGCTGTGATTCTTATAAAGAACTATTGGGATACATGAAGAGTAAAGATTTTGGTTCTTGCCGTAAGTGGGTGATGAATAATATCGATCTCAATACTGCTGAATTTTATAAAAAGCTTTATAACGAATTGTACAATGTTCTTAAACCCACATCAATGCCTCAAGCTATTTTGATCATTGCCGAGTATCAATACAAATCTGCATTTGCTGCAGATCAAGAAATTAATAACATGGCAATGGTAGTTCAACTTATGATGGATTGTGAGTTTGCATAATGAAACTTGGTGATTTTTTAAACAGCATCAATTACAATAAAAATCCTTTATTGGATAAAGACGAAAAAGATACAAATTTATATAATCCATATCTTGTAAATCGCTGTCTATCCTTTTTTACGGACACAATATTTCATGCCAATGAAATGAATTGTAACTGGGAAATGGATAAAAAGATGCAATTTGATTATCATAGGTTTTCAATTAGAAAGAAAAAACGATTTAGCCCGTGGACCAAAAAAGAAGAAAATAACGATATTGAACTTATAAAACTGGCATACGGATATACCGATGCAAAAGCCCAAGAAGTTCTAAATATACTTGTACCCGGTGATTTGGACAAGATTAGATTGTTCATAGAAAAGGGTGGAATTAATAATAAAGGGTGATGTTTTATGTCAGTTATTTCAGATAAAATTTTTAAGAATGTCGGTGTTCATATTAAGTTAATGGACCCAGAAGATTTTATGGTTGTGCGCGAAACATTATCGCGCATTGGCGTTTCGCCAAAAGGCAAAAATATTTTATATCAATCTTGTCATTTAATTCATAAAAATGAAGTATACATTATTGCTCATTTTAAAGAATTATTTGCTTTGGATGGTTTGCCATCAAACACATCAGAAGATGATATTAAAAGAAGAAATGCTATTGTACAACTTTTAAAGGACTGGGAACTTATTGAAGTTGTAGATGAAGAAAAAATACAAAATAAAATGCCAATTAATGGCATTAAAATTATTAAATATGATGAAAAAGATGACTGGGATTTAATTCCTAAATTTAATCCAGGTACTCTTCGTAAATTTTTTAACTCATAAGGATGAATATGCACAAGTTAACGTTATCTATGATTGTAAAGAACGAAGCACCAAACATTGAAAGGTGCTTAGAATCTGTAGCCCCGTATATCGATTATTATATTATTTGTGATACTGGATCAACTGACAATACCAAAGAAATCATTAAAACTTTTTTTGATAAAAAAGGAATTCCCGGAGAAATATTAGATCATGAGTGGAAGCATTTTGGTCATAATAGATCGTTGGCATTAGAAGCTTGCATGGGCAAAACCAAGTGGGCTTTGATGATTGATGCTGACGATAATCTTGCTGGAAAATTTCCAGTAGACAAACTGGATGATGATCTAGACGGTTACATTGTAAAGATAAAAAGAGCTTCATTTGAATGGTATCGGGCTCAAGTTTTTAATATTGCTAAGACAAAATGGTGGTATGAAGAGCCTCTGCATGAATATGCAGTTTGTCGTCAGCCAATGAATATTCATAAACTTGAAGGTGACTATTACTGGGAAGTTAGAACAGAAGGTTGCCGTTCAAGAGAAACAAATGGAGATGATAGAGAAAAGTATAGAAGAGATTATAATTTTCTAAAGAAATATCTAGAAGAACATCCTGATAATATGCGCACACAGTTTTATCTGGCCCAATCTGCTTTTGATGCACATATGTTCGAAGAAGCAGAAAAAGAATATCTAAAGAGAACCACTATGGGTGGTTGGGTTGAAGAAGTGTTTTATTCTTGGATGCGAGTTGGAATTTGTAGAGAAATATTAGACAGACCACTTGAACAAGTTATAGATGCATTTTTAATGGCGCATGAAACTCTTCCTGTGAGAGCTGAGCCATTTTGGCAAATGTCTTGCATTTACAGAAAGCATAATAGACCAAAAAATGCGTTTATAATGGCGAATCATGCATTAACCATTCCATTGCCAGACAATAATATTCTTTTCGTAGACACTAACGTTTATACTTGGGGAGCATTAGATGAAATTGCAACAACTGCAGCACATGTTGGTAAATACCATATGGGTCTTGCTGCATGTGACAAATTGCTTTCAGAAAAATATCTACCTCAATCAGAAAGAGAAAGAATTTTGAATAACCGAAAGCTTTATCATGATACTGTTGTAAAATTTAATGAACAATTGCTCAAACAACAAGAAGAAATTGTAAAAAAGCAAGAAGAAACAATTAAACAAGTAAATGAATATGCTGTAAAAACTACTTTAAATATTGATTTGTCAAAGCCCTTAGTAAAGCTTTAAATAATCTCTAAATATTTAATAATGACCTAGAATATAGGTCATTATTTTTTGGAGAATCAATGGCTCAAAACAATGACATTATTGTAGTAAAGGGAGACACTGCTCGTTGGTCTGGATTTTTTACAGGTCTGACGAGCGGTTCTACATTTGATTTTGGTGGAACCACCCTATATATGCAAGTTAGAACTGGTTATTATAATGAGCCTCTTGTGGTAGGATATACACAATATATTGAGACAAATGCCACTTTAGCTTTTCCAAAAGGTATTACTGGTGGAATTTCTGCAGCAGCAGCAGGTGGAACTGTTAATTTTTGTATTGGGTCTTCTTTTGCAAATAATTTAACTGCAGATAGAATGTGTAAATATGATGTAAAAGTTTACCATTCTTCTATTCAAGACTTACAAACAATTTTACGTGGAAACATACAAGTATTGTCTAACGTATCACAAATAACATAATGTTCTTTGGAAAGAACAAAACATCTTTAAAATTGACCAAACAGCATCCAGAAATGCTGAGTGGGGATGAATTTTTTATTGTTGAATCTGTAATTTCTCCAAAAATAATAAAAGTTGGTTCTGGATTAACTCAATTATTTTTAAGAAATTTAGATGGCGAAGAATATTTAATTGAAGGTAATGCTAGTAAAATAAGAGCTCTTTTTACTCCTTCACAAACTTATGATTCTGTAGATGGAAAAATTTACAAAGTCAAAAGACCAGCTGCTTCATTTTTGCAGAATGAATATTTAAAGGAAGTTGCGCCCTGCCAATATGATGAAAAAATTCAATTGGGACATGG